TTACACCAATTGCTGCTGTGCTGCGCTACTCGATTCAGCATCCATAGGCTCCACATGCACATGTACATGGGTAATATTATGCTTTCGCTTCATTCGATGCTCTATGTCATCACAAATATGGTGCCCCTCAATCAGACTTAGCTTCGGATCAACCTGTACAACAACATCAACAAGCACTAAGCTCCCGTGGAGGCGGGCCTTCACTTCCTTAATCATGCGTACGCCTTCCGTGCTTTCCACCGTCTTGCGCAGACGTTCCAACTGCGCCTCATCAAACCCATCCGTCAATGTATGGGTTGCATCCCGGAAGATGCCCCATGCTGTCTTGCATATAATGAAGCCAACCGTTAATGCGGCAAGCGGATCGAGCCAGCTAAGACCTAGCTGAGCGCCAAAAATACCAACGGCTGCGCCAATACTTACAAACGCATCGGAACGGTTGTCCTGTGCTGCCGCCATAAGCGCTTGATTGCGAATGCGCTCGGCCAGCCGCTTGTTATATAAATACACTACGTACATGACGATCGCGCAGCTTAGCGCCACCCATCCCGTGAGTGGGTTCGGCGTTGTGGATTCGCCATTGAACAAGGATTGTACTGTGGATAGGATCACTTGAATCCCGACAGTCGCCATAATAAAAGATGCAATTAAGGCAGCGATTGTCTCCGCCCGCAGGTGACCATAGGGATGGTCGCGATCCGGCGGCTTCTGCGAAATGCGCAGTCCGATAAGAACGGCAAGCGAGGCGACGATATCCGTTAAGTTGTTCCATCCATCTGCTTGCAGCGCCTTCGATTGGTAGAATAAGCCAATAGCTAGCTTGAATGCGGATAAGGCGATATAGGCAGCAATGCTAATCCATGCACCTTTTTCCCCTTGTTTCATATCTGCATATATGTCCGCGCTCACGCTGACCCCTCCCTGACTCCTTATTCCGAGGCATATTTTGGAATATGCCGTTCCAACCCGGAATCCTATCTTACCTCAACGATCCCGTGTGGGTCTATAGAAACAGTGTTGCCTCTTTTTACAACAATTGAACCGGCAACAACCTGTTGGAACCGGTAAGAAAAGTTGTACTCATTAAGGAAAGTTGTTCACGAGCAACAATGTCACATTATGTTAGAATGTGCAGTCAGATGGAAAAGTATTCTTTTCTGGCAGGCTAGAGCATGGACAGGCTTTTATAGCAATAGCTTTAACCGAAAATATGGTGGATGGACCGGATACAAAACAGGATCACGAGGCAGGATCTTCTCTAATCTGGGCTGGTCCGACATTAGAGGCTAAGCTCATGCCAGTCGCCTCATTCTATTTGCTGCTTGCGTTTGCGTGAACGACAACCTGCCTCTTCGCCGCTTCCCATTGCACGCGCAGTCCGCTGTGTTTCGCAACCTCGCGTACCGGGACATAGACCTTGTTGTCAATCAAGAAGCCTTGCGAGTTCTCTCCCATTGCGCCTTCCCAAATGACCTTTACCCGCTCAGCACGCAGTTGCTGTTCAGAATTCGGATCTGAAGCCGAATTCGTTGGCGGCTTCGTTTCACTGGGGGCACCTGACATTGCTTCTTTTGCCTGCGCCACCATCTCTATAAATTGCTGCCAATGCGGCAGCAGTCGGGATGGACAAGCCTTCCCGCTCCAATGGCGATGCGGCACGATGCGCTCAGGCGCAATGCTGTGCCGGATTGACAGCGTGGCCAGCAGTTCAGCTGCATTGCGCCATGCAACCTGCTCGTCGATTCCTGCGTACATGCACACCTCTACTCCAATGGACAAGGCATTCCCAGGGCCTGTCCCATCCCCTGCATGCCATCCCTGCTCATTATCTCGCAAATGTTGATAAACACCCTTATCGTCCACCGTGTAATGCCAGCTCTTCTTCGCACCTCCGCTGCCATTCAGCAAATATCTCGAATGCGCTTCTGCTGTTGCTCCGGCATCCGTATTGTCCGTATTGTGCACGGTAAGATACATCGGCTTCATGGCAAGGTTCGGCTTATTCCCTCTTCCATCTGGAAGTAAGCGCTGCTTAATGTCGATGCTCATCATGAATTCCCCCTTTTCCCTTCAGCACTTCCACCGCCTGCTTAATAACCGGCGGCAGCGGCACGCCTAGGCGCCCGCCATTTTCAATGATCGACAGCAATTCGTTCGCCATATAAAAAAAGACCGTCGCATCCCTTAATAGATGCTGCCCTCCAAGCACAACATCCACCTGATGCGCGATCGATACGATGACAAAAATGAACACCTTGCGCGCAATGCCGATAAGCCCCACGCTGCTGCGCAGTTTGCCTTCAGTTCCGGCTGCCATAATGCCGGTGATGTAGTCCGCTACGGTCATGATAAGCAGCACTTGCAGCAGCATCGGCCAGCCGCCAAATAGCAGCGCAGTGACACCTCCGCTGGCCGCAATACTTGATTTTAGCAGTACGTCCCATCTTTCCATGTAAATCCCCCTTTGAAATTAAAAGAGCCCTCGCGATAACGCGAGGACCTAATCAATATCCAAAAGCCTCCCAACTTTGGAAATTTAAAACCTGTTGATCAAAATGTCCATATCCTCTTCTTCCAGTAATCATAAATCCATTTGGCGCCCACTCAATGTCTGCGCTAAAATTTGCGTACTTTTCAGAGTTGACATAGCAATCTGTAGTTGTACCAGCACTATTGTTTTGTCCCTTTATGAAAACAAGTTCAACGTAACTTTTAATCCAGAACCCTGGATCACGTAGATAAAAAGTCGCCTTGGCAATAACTATAGATGGTTCAAAAGCCAAATTTTCAACATCTATTTTATCCCATGTTTCACTATTTCTACCTTCATGCTTCAACTCTGTTTTTATATGTCCGATTTTTGCAGCTAGCGTAGCAAAATCATCCGATGCGGATGCTGGTACTCCCTTGGCGTTGATTGCACCCGCTATGCGATTTTTCGCGTCAACGCCAGATTGAAAAAGATCTTGTGACCAAGCTCCCCATGAGCCGTTTCTCTTAGCTCTCGTATAATAACTATTTCTATTAAAACAATATGCATTTTGCACGCACCAAAGTTCATTGTGGCGAATATGTTCAACATAGTGCCATTCATTAGTTGGCGCACCAACCATGTCGGCACCCATATACCACCCAGTAAGTAAGTCTGTATTTAAGTCTGCTACAACCTTAGCATTAACCCCTTCGGTAACTTGATGTTTTTGCCAAGGTTTGCTGTCTGTATATACTTTTGCATTCGACTCAGCCTGATTAGCCTTAGCTTGAGCACCTTCTGGCGTCTCTTTTGCATTCCATGCATTACGTTCGGCTGCAGTGATATGCTTTGTAGCATCACCCGCATGTGTACCTAATTCCCCTACTTTTTGATCCGTGTACTTCTTCGTATCCTCGATTGCTGAAGCTACCTCAGTCTTCTCCGCTGCCTTCTCCTGCACTTCTTTTAAAGCTTCGTACGTCTTATTCATTTGCCAGTTCAGCCACGCTGCGGGAGGCTTGTCCTGTACTTTCCAGCCTTCGTCCAGCTTGCTTTGCGGGGGCTTGACCCCTTTTTCCTTCCATTGTGGAAGCTCTTTTTCAAACGCCATGAATCGTCACCTCATTTTTCATTCGTAATGGTTCCTAGTAAATTAAGAGCATGAACATGCTAATCCTAGTTGTTGAGATAGTTTCCTTAGTAAATAGAATTTTTCAATAACAAAGTCATTTATTTTAATATGGATGACTTTGAATAAATATTGATATGTTGTTAGCGAAAAAATTTCAACTACTCTATTGAACTATCACTCTACACGGGCAACGTATAGTCATTCCCCGGCACATAAAAATCACCCAGCGTGCCACCTACGGTCATTGTCTCATCAGCAAGGCCGTACTCGGATTGTTCAAGCGCATCGTAGGCAGAGGCCAGCTCGAACGAACCGGTCAGGCCGACCTGCGTCACGCGGACACCAGCCGCGACGAGACTCTCAACGAGTGAAACGAATTGCGATGGACTTAGTCCGACCCCATTCAACTTCTCATAAGGCACTTCCGTAACCTGAATCGCTGCGGGCTCCGGTTGAATCGGGTCATCGTACTGCTCCGCGATGCGGAACTCGTCCGGTGCTGCTTGAAGAGCTAGGGCGAGCACCTCGATGACAGAATCCAAGCTGCCGCTTGAATTCATGCGAGCGAGCTTAGAGCGCAGGAGCAAACGATACACCTCGTCGGTCGCTTGACCGCGCGCTTGTCCCAAATTGCCGCCGATTTCATCCAGCGCGGCACCTTCTGCCTGTTCGATGCTTCTCCATTCCGATATTCGCTGGATCGTACTGCTTAGCTCATTCATTTGCTTCAGCCATACATTTACAAGCTGAGCGAAGCGGCTGCCTTCCTTCGCAATGACATCCGGCAGCAGCTCCATTACCTCTGGCAGCTTAAACATAGCTCACCGCCACCTTTATCCGTTCAGGCGCCACTCTTGCCACTTCATACAGTGGAATGCTCACGTTTCCGCTGACGAATTCGCCATCGCCGAGCTTCACCTTCAGCTCAATAACTTCCTCGACGCCAGCCACATTCTGAATGGCTGCCAGCAAACGACTGTACACGATGCGTGAGCCTTGCGGAAGCCCCGTATAATCCTGCTGATCCGCGCCAACGCCGCCAATATACTGTGCAATCGCCGTGACGATGTCCTCCTTCCCACGAGAAGAAAAACTCGATGTTGCCTTTACTTCGGCCTCAATATGAGCATCGAGCAGCTTCATGCGGCTGAAGCGCACATCGTGCTCACCACCGCTGACATCGCGCACCTTTACGGTTTTCGTTCCGTCTGTTCCAATACCCGCTGCTTTTTTCTCAAAAATCGTCTGCGCGATCCGCTCATCCTGACCCCCATACACATACGTACGAATCGACTTCGCTGGAATGCCTTCGTCGTTCGTCTGCATCGTATCATTCACGCGTACAGCCGCTGATTTCACGTCTGGAATTTGCAGCAGAGCGGATACAATTGCGTCCACGGTTGCAGCATGGCTGCCATCACGCGCGGCGCGCAATCGGTCGCGGAATTCGACGTCATTTTCCCGCTCACGTCCCTCTGCCATACTGGCCGGATTTGTAATACTCGTAATCTCCTTCACGGAAGTGAGCATTTCCGTAATGGAGCCAGCAGGCACATTGCCGATAATGCCCGGCACAATTGCTACAACAGCAACTTCTCCATTGCCTGAATCGTCCAGTACGCAATCATCCGCCGTCATGAACCACACGCCTGATTTGGTACCAACCTGTAGTCCTGCTGGAACGGTATACTTCGGAATGCCTGTCAGCTTGATTTCCCCGTAGGCCGCCTGTTCCAGCTTGCGGCGCAGCCCATAAAATACGGCCAGGGCATCCAACTGAACTCCTGTTGCATATTGAATGTACGACTCGTGGTATACCTGCTCGACATCCTCCCACAGCACAGACAAATGCCATGCAAAGAGCTGCATCATCATGCCAAGCGGCGATGTTTCCGATGTATTGATGTCCTGTCCGAGCTGCTTGCCCAGATCCTCCACCATTTCCTCATAAATTTCGTGATAGGTTTTACGCTTCAATCCCGCTGCCGTCAGCATAGATAAGCTCAACCTCCTCTCCTTCAGAGCTTGTCATGACTAGGCGTACTTGAGCCGTACGCGAATGCTTATCTAACGTCACTTCAACATCCTCAACCGATTGAATGCGGGGTTCATCCATAAGGCTGCGCATAATTGCCTCGCGAATGGTATCCTCATCTGCCTGCTTGCCTACCATTCGCTCCTGATCCAGCCCCATATCCGGCGCAAAAAAATACTCGCCCAAGCGAGTACCTAATCGGATGCGAACCGCTTGCGCCAGTTCCTCACGCCCATCGATCCAAGCAATTTGTCCATCTGATAGTTGAAGATCTCCATCATGAAGCGCCCAAGTCCTCATCCTCCAGCCACCTTTCCGACAATGACGCCGCCCCCCTTATTAGCCTCTGTAAATACAACCAGTACGCGGCTTCCGCTTTCGATTACGATGTCTGCTGCCTGCTCTAAAATCGGCAATTGATAACGAATAAGGCCGGTCTCGCCTTCCAGCTCCACATCAGCCGTCCCCGTTCCCATGCTTACAATCGTGCCTAGCTGTGCCCCTGCCGTTCCCGACATTTTATGATCCATCCAGGCTTCCAACGCACTAACTGCTCGATTCGCGCCCATAGCGTCACCTCCTCGTCGCTTTTTATTCGCTAGTCCTATATCAACTGGAACCTCGAAACTAAATTTTGACTAAATCCACTTCCGTCACGAATTGATCCATCGAAATGATATGCTTGCCCCGCTTCACTCGATACACGCCGTCAAAATCCTCACTAACTAATCGAAGCTGCGCATCTGCATACAACCGATAATTCAAGAGTGACGTCACGCGAACACCTTTAACCTTGTCCTCTTCATATGATTGCGGGCTGTCAATTAACCCGCTGTCTGCGGATAAGAGAACAATACCAGTTACCTCTAATCCGGCACCTGCAAGCGGTTTGAAATACAGCTTGCCTTGCCGTGTAAATACCTCTGTGTTGCAGTCACGAGCTGCCCGGCGTATCGACGCAACTGGATCGCCTTTCACAACGAATCCCTTCATATAAGAATGATTAGAACCGAGCTGCACAGCTCCATGCGGAATTTGCACCCGACTTAGCAAATCATGAATGATCTCACTAGCCTTCGTGCCCGGCCGATACGTATGTGCCATCTCGTATACGGACACCGTCAAATCATCCTTCACTTGAATCGTCGTCACCCGATCCATCTGCTCCCGTTTCGTTCGCACCTCAACAATGTTGCCCTGAAGCACAGTGCCTAGATCCTTGCCGTACCCCGCATTTACAATGACTCGCATCCCCGTGCGAATGTTCGCCAGCGTATGCTTGGACAAGTTATACAGCTCCACGGTGGATTCATTTGGTTCATGGTTATCATCAAAATCCACGTGAACGTTCATCGTCAGATCACCGTAGTTGAATCGATAGCCGCCAATTAAAATTTCACACCCGCGATTAAATAAGTATTCCATCGTCATCCCCCAAGTGCAGATGAACAGACCTTCCAAGCGTATCCCACGTAATCTGTTCTTCCGGATTATCCCCATAAGGGACGATGAGCTCGAGCGGGAACTCCCGCGTCTCCATACTGACGAACAGCGGCACTCCCCAGACCAGCTTTACGCCAAGCGCCAACGGAGTATCCCCTTCCGATAAATCCACCGTAAAATAATCATGGGTGGAGTTGTAGCGCACTTCGAACGTATAGGTTCGATCGCCCAAATCCATATCAAATGAGTAAGGAACAAGATCTTTGTCGATCCCGATGATCGCCATCCTTCTCCTCCTTTCTGAAGCTTCCTAGCCTTACCGATCCTGTATATATTGCCTGCCGCCACCGCCTGATGCAAAGGTCTTTTTCTTCGTCTTCTGGGCAGCACTAAGCATAATAGACATTCCTGGCATCAATGGCACCCCTGGAATGACAAGCTGGTTGACTGCCCGAATGATCGTTTCACTAACACTATAATAAGTTGCAATATCTTTTACGGATTGCCCGTTGCGTACTGTATGCGATTCCGGCTTCGGACGATAGGATGTATTCCGCTTGCCGGAACGACTCTTCGGCTTCACGGCCGCCTTTTTCTTTGGTGGCAGCTTACTATACGCTGGTTTGACGATGTTGACCTGCTTCAATGACATCGTGAAGGACATGCCATTGGCAATCGAGCTGTCATGGGAGGTGCGCAAGCTGGTGATAACACAGTTCAGCATCATATTGCGGCCTGTATATTGCAGCAGCTTGCCCTCATTCATTGCCTTCACCAAACGCTGCTTGAAATTGGCTGCCTGCGGCCCGATCAGCAACCCTTCCAGATGCAGACTTGCTGTATCCCTCTGGATGTGATCCGTAATGGTGCCGCCCTTCTCCACATTGTGACTGCTCACCTGCACCGAATATTCCGGTTCCTCCGAGATGACGAACAGTTCTACTCCGCCTAATTTGCTTTTTCGCGTATTAATAGGACATCATTCCTCCTTCCGCCACCTGCGGCCTCGGGAATGGCTTCGGTTTCGGCAGCTTGTCTTCAATGCTCCGCTGGAACGCTCGGAAAGAAGCATCGTATTGCTCGCGCGCGATCCGTTTAATCTCTTCTATCATGCGGTTATCAATGTAGCCGTTCACATTCAAGTTCATCGTGACATTGCTGTTCGCGCTGACTTCCATACTGCCGCTTGCTGCTGGGCTAGTCCCAGGCATATTTAGCGTTTGGTCATTTGATGCAGAGGAAGTCAATGTCATTGTTCCGGATGGGTCTGAATCTGGTGCCGGCCCGAAACTTCCACGTGATCCAGAAAACGGATGTGAAGTTGAAGATGTAGAAGCAGCTAGCACACGGTTCTTTGCAAATATGTTGGATCTCACCATGGCAGAAGTTTTCTTCTTGTCATCCTCAATGTTCTCGTTGTCTTGGTTCTCTTCGTCCTTGGGGAGTAAAAACTTCTCTGCTGCCCATAGGCCAGCATCTACTGCTAGTCCGCCCAGAAATCCAACAGGATTCCATCTCAAAAATCTTGTTGCCTTGCTTACTGTACGAGCGCCTTTTAACAACTTTCCTAGCCAGCCAACCTTTTTCGTTGCAGAGGCTACCTTACTCGCGTTGGAAGCAGAGGAGGCTGCCTTAGCTGCTTCGGATATAGATTGAACGGTTTGAACGGTTTCAGCCGTTGATTGAATAACAGCCGATGTCTGGACAGTAGTGGAATCTGAGTTCCCCTCTTCCTCCGCTTTCTCTCCCCCTCCGAACAATCTCATCGATACACTCCCGACTGCCGCCCCAAGTATCCCCCATTTACGATACTTTTTTGCTTTACCCAACAATCCGCCGCCAGCGTTCTTCCCAGGTGCTGATCCGGATTTACTGCCGCTTGTTTGCGGATTGTTCTGTGGAGTACCTTGCCCTTGCGTACCTGTTCCTGAGACAGCCTTGCCAAGATCCTGTTGAGGGTTAAGTGCCGGGGACGCTGACAGCTTCTGTCCTGCAGATGATCCCGCAGCGGGAGATCCTTTTCCTCCATTTCCTGCATTCGCGGCTTGTCCAAGATTCTTATGCGGGGAATTTCCAACGGCTCTATTCTGGCCTTGAGATGCCCTCCCCAGTTCTCTGAAATCATTTTTCTTCTTATATGTCGGTCTTTCAAAGTTCTTACTTTTTGATCTGCTTATCGTTTTATTCGCACGTCTTTTGCCATACTTCGCTTGACTTAATCTTCTGTTTGTTCCTCTTTTCTTTTTCCGTTTATCCTTCTTCTTCTCGGAAGTTTCGTCCGCAGCTGAAACGTCGCTTCCTTCCCCACTGCCGGTACCGCCAGAATCTCCAGTACAGCAGCACTTCGAAGAATCTCCACTCTTCTCATTTTTTCTTTCTGGAGGAATTCTTTTACAAGCTTCGTATTCTCTTTCGCATCCCTAATCTTCGTGACCTCATCATTCAATTGGTACACAAAATTGAAACCAGACTGCACCCAATCCAGCAAGGACTTCGATTTGTTCTCTTCTTTCTTCCCCGACTTGCCATTTACCGTGGTGCTGACCTGCACCAAGGCAGATATGCTTTGGGACTGCACGGAAGCAAGGGTTGCCGACAGCTGCTGCGACAGCGAAGAGGACAACTGCTGAGCGATGGACACAGCAAGCTCATTCGTGTTCTCAATCTTAACCTCGCCGGAAAGTGATGCATCCACATTCGTCGTTACCGAAACGGTAGGTGAATTCGTTACACTTAAAGACATCACTTGTCTTTGCAAGGCAGTGATCATCGTGCTCATTTTGGCAGAAAAATTGCTTTCTGCAGAAGCGGAAGCAGAGGAAGAGGCCGAAGCTACAGCGAGCCCCCCTATCTTCGGCGTCTTCTGTCTTGCTTTTCGCTTCATCTCCGCAGTTTGTTCCTTAATGCTGTCCGTCAATATGCGGGAGACAACGCCCATCTCATCGAGCTTCCCGTTCATTGTGCGCAGTTCGCGGTGAATATTTTTGGAGATCCGATCATCCATTGGGTTAACTCCCTCCTTTCCCGTACATCCATTCCACAGCGGCGGCGGCTTCGCACAATTCCTCAATGCTCATGCCGCTCGCTTCTGCATACGTAATGCCGCCCCGGCTGTTCAGGACGACACGCCAGAACAATTGCCGGAGCGGATTGCGGGAGATGGATTGCTTATACGTCGGATGATTCGGATTCCAAGGGTGTATCGACCATGCCCAAGAAGCGCGCACACTCGAGCCAGAGCGGCGTCATCAGATCGGTCTTCTCTTCAAGACCTTCCCAGCTTAGGCGCGGAGACACGATGACATGTTGGAGGAAAAAGTCCATCGACGCTTCCAGCTTCCACCCCCCGTCTGCCTTCAATGCTGCATCATACAATCGCATGAGCGCCCGCGCGCCCGGATGCTGCAGCACATATTCCTCAGTTTCGATCGTTACTGTCTTTTGCTTGCTCACAAGTAGCCACCCTTTCCGAATCCTTTTTTATTGAAAATTAAAATTCACTATTCTGTTCGATGCGTATAGTCGAGCACTTGGATTTCAAATTCTCAGGTATTGTACATCGATGGACAAGGTTACCCAAAATGCTGTAAAGACGCGGCTTTACTGGGTTTCTGTTTGGTCAGAGTTGGACAACGTGATCCTATGTTTGACATCATTTTTGTGGGTAGAGTGTGGGTAATGCGGGAAAAGAAAAAAGCCCTAGCGTAATTGCCGGGGCTTTTACCTATGTTTCAATTGATCATATGTTCCGGATCAAAACAATAAAGAGCCAAGGAACTATTCCTTTGGCTCTTCTTCAACGTATTCCAATAAATCATCTATAGATTCCAAATTTAATGCCTTGTATATCTTTGTAAGGTTTTCGGGTGACCAAGCTTTCGCTTTATTATCCACAAGATCGTTTATTGTATTGGGTCTAATACCTGTAAGCTGATGAAGTTTATAATTAGACCACCCTAATTCTTTTAACTTTTTATCAATTATTAGTCTTATCATGTTCGCCACCTCTATAACAACATTAACAAATAAAGTTTAACGAATCAAGATAAACCCATTGACTATTAACGAAATTCGTTATATACTGGTATTAACGATAAACGTTTAACGAATTATGTTTATCGTGGGAGGTGAAGGGGAGTGAAGGATTTGGTTCAACTGCTTACGGCGATCATTCAATGCTATACCGCTTTCTTGATTTTTCGTTCAAGCCGTAAAAAGTAAAAAGGTACTTATCGTTGCGCCCCACGCAAAGTAAGTACCAGAGAGGTCAGTCGGCATGATGGCCTCTCTCCAAATCTTATCACTACCCTCACCTCAGATCAATATGTGCAGGAGGATGGACAAGCTATGAATTTCATCGTCTGGGTACTCATCATTGGGGCATTGGTTCTTAGTATCGCCGGGCTGATTAGGGCCCAACGTAACCGTAGGTAAATATCCTGAAGGAGGTTTTACCGTGGACAAGAAGGAAGTAAGTGATATCAAAGTTATTTATCAGTTCGTAGATACACTGCTTAGTGTGGTCATTCTCCTGGTACTTCTCAGCAAGTGACATGAGGGGCTTTTGCCCCTCTATTGGTTTATATACGAACAACATTGTATACTAATCTTAATTTATAAAAAGGAGGGGAACATAATGTTTAATCCTGATGGATCTATCGAGAAATTAAAAGCATTAATTGAAGTCTCCAAAAGCAAAGGGTCTGAAACTGTAGAAATTCCGCTTGATGAAGCTAGGCAGATTCTTAATCATTTTACGATCTTGAATCGTCAAGCGAATCGAATGAGTCGGTCGCTTGGTGAATTGAAGGATATGGCGGATCAAGGACGTTTGATAAGAATAGAGGATTGATATACAAACACGAGCCGCAGGGATGCCCTCCCATACAGCTCGTGTTTTTGTGTGGGCAAGCCCAACACATTTCCAGTATATCACATAATTGAGATAATGGAATGAACCGTTCGACCATCACCTCGGAGACTAACTGAGTCGTAGCGGAGTTGTGATGACCCACTTCCATCCAGGAAGATGCCATCTGTGAGCGCGCCACTGCCGATCTTCTGCTTGATGGCCGTCCTAAAAGATTCTACCGTACAGGGTGAATTCGTGACGACCATCCAAAGGCTCAAGCTGGATCCATATACGAGTGCCGTCCGAAACACCTTCCCACTCATAGTCGGCATGTTCTGCTGGCGGGCAATCTGCTGCCAACGCGCATCGTCCTGCAACGACATGGATATGCCGCCCTGCGCCCAATATTGGCTACGGTCAGACACCTGCAGCTCGGCAGCAGAACGAACCACCTGGATGCTATAACGGCGTGCAGCAGCGTCCCATACCAATGTACCTCGGGCATACTTTGCATTGAACCACCCGCTGCCGTAACCGCCTCGGCTACCCTTAACAGGAACATCGTTTTGGACTGTTATCGAAAGCACTGCCCCACTATCAAAATCGAAAAAACCGCCATTTACGGCGGCTAATGGCTGACTATATACATTTGTCCGGCATGGCCGTAACTGTATATCATTGGGCGAAGTTTTGAGAGTGTGCAGCACTACGCCGTTTGACGCAGTGCATTTTGAGTATGTTGCTTTGCTCAATCCCTCGCCCCCTTAGTGAGGGACACTATCTTATGTACCTGATCCCATCCCACATGGAGACCGCAAGCTTCGGCAATGGAACGAACAGGAGCATAGGTAACGCCATTGATAAGGATGCCGTCTTTCACTTGTTCTCCTTCTAATTCGATCGTTACATTGCCCGGTTGTGTATCCGGCTTTGGTGCAGGTTGCGGATTGTTCTGACTGATCATTTCACGATCAATCATGTTCAAAAACTTCGACCAGTGAGGAAGGATTCGGCTCGGACAGTTCTTTTTCGTCCAGTGGCCGTGAGGCACTACCCGTTGAAGCGTCAGGCCATGTCGTTTCAATAGCTTCGCCACAAGCCAAGCGGCGTTCTTCCAAGCAACCTCTTCGTTCATTTCATCGTACATACATATTTCAATGCCGATGCTCGTCGAGTTACCAGGCCCATTGCCATCTGTGCAATGCCAACCCTGCTCGTTGTCGCGCAAATGCTGGTAAACCTCATTATCATCCACTGTGTAGTGCCATGAAGCTTGTCTTCCGCCGCTTCCGTTCAATACATAACGAGAATGTGATTCAGCGGTTGCATCCGGCTTCGTGTTATCGGTGTTGTGTATCGTGATATATTGCGGATTTTCCATAGGTTTGTCTGGCTTGTTCGGACGTCCGTCCGGAAGAAGCCGTTGTTTAATTTCGATTGTCATGATTATCTACTTCCTTTCCCTTCTCGTTCAATTGTTCAAGAAATGCAACTAACTTCGGTGGTAAGTCCACGCCGTAAACTCCCAAGTTTTCAACGACAGATAGCCCCTCACGTCCGGCATAAAAGAATATCGCGATGGTTCGGAATAGGAGTGAACCAGGTTGGATCCAAGAATCGATGAGAGCGGCCAGACCAATCACGAACAGAATCGTAATTTTTCGAATACCACCCCAGAACATAACCTCGCTGTTCAATGTTTTTGTTTTAATAGCGCCAAGAACACCGGTAACGTAATCAGCGGCCATAAGTGCAAGTAAAAAAATCAGAGGCTTATCCCAACCACCTAACAAAGATCCGAGTGTTCCGATAAATGCAGCGCCTGCCCCCAAGGAAGCCTCTTTTGCATTAGCTCCTGCAGCGGCAGTCCATACTGTAAGTCCTAACTCTTTAAAGCGATCCATACTTATCCCCCTTTAGGTGAAATATAAATAGCCCCCGACATTAGCCGAGGGCATAATAAAAGCGCCACCTATGCGGTAGCGCCTTATTGTGCTGTGCCGTTGATTACTTCGTTAACGGCGTCTCTGAGATTGTATAGTTTCGGAACTTGCTCCATTTTGTAAACTCCAACCATGACCAGTCCAACCCATACCTTCACAAGCCCACTATCTTTCGTAAAATTCATTCAAATCACCCCTTCTTATTGCGGTGGTGCAATCATGATAGTCAACTCTGCAACCGACTGTTTAAGCTCGTCCACTTCTTCGCTCAAAGGCTTTTGATAGGTTGGTTTCTCTGGCTCTGGCTGATTCGGATCAGGATACGAAAATTCAATTTCTTTTGTGATTGGATTGACTCGGTAGCCATTACTCACCGCAAAGTCTTTGGCGTACTGTTTATATTCCAGTTCAATGTAATCAAAAAACTCTCGATTGCGTTCAGACAGGGCTGTATACACTTTAATGTCGTGTTCGATGGTTGTCACGAACACATCCCCCGAACGCTCACCAGTATCAACCAGTTTTTCGCCTGTTACTATGTCATAAAAGATTCTACGACCGATTTTCAACCGTATCCCTCCTAACCATAGACTATTACGCTTGCTGGTTTATTGCTGTCATCTTCATAACGCGATACGGGTACTACAAAACTGGTAGGTGTTATTGTAGCCAATACAGATCCATTTAGTTCAGGTAGTGTATCCCGGAAAACTACTTGATGATTATACGATGCTCCGTTCACTGATATAGCTGGGTTGGTATACAGATCAAAAGCTGCTAGTTGACTATAGTATTTGGAGAAAACGACAATGCCTTTTGCTTGGAAACTCAGTCCGGTGACTACAATGTAATAAAGTCCCCACGTAGTTGTGTCACCTTCTGAGATAAGGAAATTCTTAGGCCACTCAGATACGGACGTCGTAATCCTTGCCATTGGCACGCCCGTAGTAATCTGGCTAATTTTCTGCGCCAATACCGGATAAGTGTCACTGCCCGATGCTGGTATTCCTTTGCCAGTGATAGCGGCAGCGACTTGATTTTTCCCGTCACTGGCTGATTGAAAAGCCTCGTTTGCTCTGTCATATGCGGCTTTTACCGCACTTTCTGTTGCAGCCACATTAGCACGCGTGCCATTTGTTGCTGTGGATAGCTGTACAATTCCAGCGGCAGAAGTAGTCGCACCTGGTAATCTAGCGGCCGCCATTGTGCCCGTTGTAATATCGCTTGCATCGTGTTTATGTGATCCTGCAGCCTTACTGTTCCAATCGTTTCGTTCGGATACAGTAATGTGCTTCGTATTATCCTGAAGGTGTGCAGTAAAATCCGTCTGTTTGGCAGCTCCGATTGATTCCGGCGTTATCTTGGACAAGTCGATGTCCTTTACCTTCTGATCGGTGTATGCCTTTGCCCTTGCTTCCGCTGCATCTACATCATCTTGTGATGCAAAAATAAGAGAGCTATCGATAATCGCCGAAACATTTTGGGCTTGGCCAACTATGATAATGGCATCTATAGACTTTTCGATTATATCGGCACCGCCTGCAGGTGGAATATATTCAGCATTTGCCCCGCTATTCCCATAGCCGTATAATATTTCGCCCTCGTCAGGATCCTGGGCGAACACCCCCACTTCCCGAAAATAGAAACCCGTCGTTACCTCTTGGTTAGATAGAACAGCTCCTAAAACTGCTTTACCCTGCCCTTGAAGCTTCAACTTCGTGAGCGGCAATGATTTTTTCTCATTTATTAGCTTTGTCAATGTTGGAATGCTCTGTCCTACTAATTGTCCATCACCAATGCCGATCCGGGTATACTTTAGTTCGATACCCGTTTGAGCTTTGGCCTGCAAATTACGGCCTTTATTTGTGAGGACGATCCCTCCGAACGCTCCCATCTATATCACCATCTCTACTGTCATTTTTTCGCCCATATGCAGTACTCCAGCGTAGTAGAGCGGCATGTCCTCTATTTGCCCAAGTATGACTTTTTCAAGCTTGGCAGACAGTCTTTTTACTGATTCAACCGCTCTAATAAATTCCTGCGCTCTCTTTTGTGTCACTTCTGGATTGCTTGTCTTAACCTGGAACCTATATGGCTGCCCGTCGTACTCCCACCATTCTTCCACTTGGCCATCACCAAATAGAGTCGTAATCAACTCTTCTATTGCGCTCGGCGTTCCCTTCCGTCTATGCCAAGCAATTGAGTTTTTCACCAGCTCCCGCCGCTGCTCAAGTGGCAAGGCTGGGTCATAGAAATCTACATGATACTGCCATGCTAACTCGTCCGTTTCCTCATTAGTCCATTCATTGAAACGATCATAGATAGATAGTTTACGAATATCTTCTGTCACTGCGCGCAATTCCGAATTAATTGCCTGCGCAGCTGCCGCGATATTTGGATCTGATCTCAAATTAGAAGGCAAGATATCAAGTAAGTTGACTTGTTGAATGTTAATCATCTTCAAACCCTCCGAACGTGATGTTAACCGTACCATCCTTAGCTACCTGTGTTGTTCCTACCTCAAGGTATACGGGCGTGGCTACATCGACGCGCAATGCTCCGGCGGCCATCACGCGCCAGACAAGCTCCGATTGGTTTATAGCTCTGCCTAACTTCGACTTTTGCCATGTTCTATACTGATTCACTGCCTCGATTACTGCAGCTTGAATAGTAGTTGATTCTGCTGCTCTATCTCTGTTAATCCAGTACTTAATATTGATGTCATAGGAAACCTGAGTAGGTTTAGCAACTGTGACTTTATCGGTTAGCGGCCTGCGCTTCCGATCGTTCACTGACTCATTTACAGATTCAAGTATGTCAGATGACGGCAGCTCGCCACCCTGCATTAAGGGTACAACCACAACCTCCCCCTCAGCTGGAGAATGAACAGCCACATCAATGATAGATGAGCTCGCGGCCTTGGCCCAATACTGATAGGCTCCGTATGGCCCTGCTGTGCTAAACTGTTCCGGTGCAGTGCGTATTCTCTCTCTATACGAATTGTCTACCTCTTCGGCTGCACCACCGGTGCTTGTCGTCGTATTTTTAACGGACTGAATGAACGGTAGCGGATCAATCAAGACGTTTAATTGACCAGGCAAAAAACCATTGCCAACTATACCAGCGATAGAACATTTACAAACTACACTACCTGACTGTACTCCTGCAGGTATCTCGAAAACTTCTGTCGTTGAAAAGTATAGTTGGCCATCTCCTCCTTGCGGCCCAATTCGTGTTCCCGCAGGAATAATTGTGGCTGATACAAGCGGCATCGATAACCGGAATTCTACGGTTGTCATCGCTGCTGCAGCTTGCAAACGACTTGTTTCAGTGAACTCCCCCATTGCATCCAATTGTTCGCCCTGGGCATAACGTAAGAGATTGCTTGAAGCCGTCTGATTAATTAAAACTCGCTGCTGCACAATGATAGATGCAAGAGACATTAAAAAAAGCCTGATCGGATCCGCAGGGTATAATGCGCGTCCAGTCAAGCCTTCATAAACTGTTATGATGTCATTTGATACAGAAGTAACATCATCTTCTACAAATTTAAGAGTACTCAAATTTGCACCTCCTCAGCCAAAACAAACTTTACAAGCGGCTCCATTCGACCGGAAGCAGGGTCTTCAAAAATCTCCACTTCTGTTACTATCGCTCTCGGTTCTTGCTCCAGGACAGCTGCCATTATTTCACCGGTTAATCTCGCCTTTAATATTGGGCCAGGCTCATCCATTATATCTTGATTAAGTCCGATGCTTCGTGCTAAAGGTGCCGAACCTGCATATGTGGATAGGATAGTTCTTATATTCTGGGACACCTCAGCAATTAGATCAGCAGGAGCAAAATCGATTGCGAATTGTTGTCTCATGTCAACGGAATATATCATTTCACATATTCCTCCAATGAAATATTGGCTGTTGCAAATAGGATATTCCCCTTACCATCAATCGTCTTCCATGATTGTTCCAATGACGTGATTGTCCAGAGTCCAACTCCTACCGCTTTCCCCCCTACGATAAGCGGCATCGCCTTCCCCTTCCTATCCAATTCTACGAGCCTATCCAATTCCTTTCGCGGATTCAATCGGCGTTGCACGTCGAACCACATGGTAAAAGATATTGTATCAAGTCCCGGACCTATCCATTGGGAAAGAGGCTTTTTCCCTAACACCTCATGTTTTGCCCATCTGCCTGCACTGCTTCGTGTGAATTCATTGAAAGTCCGTATAGCTTCAGGAGACACCACAAATACAACTGGCCCGAGGCTGCCTATCTTATTCATAACTTCTCACCTGCTCTCGTGATCGAACCAGTAACCAGTAAATCTCCTTCAATTTTAACACCGCCTGCAGCCTTTACATTCAACGTGCCGGTAGACCTATCAAAATAAACATAACTCCCATCCTCATGCCATACCCCTAGCTGATTACTTGACGACGGAACAGCATCTGATTCGCCGTAGTATGTCCCAACCACAAAACCGTCATTTCCCGAAAAAGCACAAACAACCGAATCGCCAACTTTCGGCACGGCATATGTCTGTTCGCCCGTAGGCAGATACAAAATTGGGAGCTCATCCGACACCATATCATCCTGGTCAAAGAACGCAACACGGGCAGATGCTTTCTGTTCATTCACGCTCGATACAACACCAATCCTAATCGCGTTACGCATGATCACCACCCCAATACTTGTCTGATTTCTATGTCTGTTGTGTAACCACTGCTGCCTATTTTGTGAGATGCCTGCTCAATTAAATACTTACCGTCAAACCACCCAAACCCCTCAATCATTATGGTGGTACCGGCTGCAAGCCGTGTATCTCCCATTAGAGAGAAACTTGCCTTTCCGGTTTCTTTATTCTTTTCCCTTAGCATCTTTTTTGCTTTTCGAAGGGCTTCAGCTTCTGAATTGACTTGTTCTTTCACTTTCAAAACAGGCCCTATCTTCGGTGCTTTCGGCGGCCGATAAACAGCTTTTAACGTCTTCTTCTGTTTCGGTTGGGTATAACTTACCTCGCACGCTATGTAAGAGGCATACGAGGTAGACCATGAGAACTTATAAGATGTTAAATTGTCTTTCCCGCGAGTTAGAGTAAGAGCAGGCGATTTTTTCTCGAAATCAAACTCGTCGAAAAGCACAAGCTGCTTCGAAGCAATCTTAACGGCAATACCTTCCCCAGCAGCTGTATCATTCAGAAATTGTAAATCTGAAATTTCCGTTTGATCTAAACGATCATATGAAGGATTATCTGGCGCCAGATATACAAGCTTCAGACCGGAGCGCTTCGCTACATCTGCCGCAATAGTGCGCAATGATACCTTTTCCCATGCCTTTGTCCGTTTCTCCTGACGCCCTGTAGAACTGATTGGTAAGCTAATGGCTTTGATGGATACCACATCAGGTGGGCCAGAGTATTCAAGTGTGTCTACTTCAAAATCACCAAGTACAAGCTTTTTTATCTCCCCATCCTTTAACCAATTGTAAGTTCGGATTTCTGCTTTCACTTTATCCCCTTGCATTGGGATCCAATCAGGACTCTGCCAGTTTCGACCACGATCCTGTAAGCTTATTTGAATATCATCCAAGCTGCCTGGAGCTGCATCGTTATAGGTGAAATCCAAGAGCGAATCCGCGATATCAATAGAAAGATCATAACCGTTGTAATTCAAAATTAGCTCGGCACGTCTGCTATCATATACCTGCTTCATGATTCACCACGCTTCCAGGGCGGCAGTGTATCAGATATTTCAGGGGCTAACTCTGGTATATAAAGTTCAATACCGCCCGAAAATACTGTAACCTGTGTGTGTTTTGGATTTGCCATCATTATGGTACTCATATACTTTTCAGTCTCAAAAAGTTTGAAGGAGATACTATTCCAAGTATCTCCTTGCAGAGTAAAATACGTCATGCAAAACTCACCCTTTGCTGTTGTTTTTTCCAAGCTCGCATGCGATTTTCAAAATCATCATTTGAGGCCTTTGCCACTCGCTCAGCATCTTGTTGTGTTGCAGCTCCACTTAAATAGATGTTGGTTGTGTGCTCGTAATAATTTGCATTACTGCTGCTCGAGTTGTTATATGATGGTGATCCTAATATCCCCTCTAGTTTTGATAACGGCAGAATTGCCTCGTCTTCCTTACCTTCCCCTATCATCGCGAGAGTCGGCCCCGTTGCTATGCCGCCCTTAGCTAACATAGGGATGTCCGGGATTGAGAAGCCAAGCGTTTTGCCTCCGCCAGCCCATTCAGGCACCCAATCAGGAATATCTACGCTTACTGTATTAATGCTACTGATTGCCTGGTTAATCAGTCCAATCACTGCGTTAATTGGGGCCTTAATCAGGGAAGCCAGACTGTCGAAAATACCCCCAAAGATATCCTTGACTCCCTGCCACGCCTGTGTCCAGTTCCCAGTAAATACGCCAGTAATAAAGTCGAGTACACCACCAAGTGCCGTCATTAATCCGTTAAATACGCCAGAAACGGCATCGATCGCGCCTACTACAACCGCCCTTATGACAGGGAAAGCAAAATTAAAAGCATCAACCAAGCCATCAATGATCGGCTTTATGAAATTGAAAACTGCGGACATTGTCTGTCCAATTTTACCTGCAACACTCATGAAGACTGGGAGCATAGAAGAAAATGCACGACTTATGGCAGGCACTATATCATTAGCAATGAAACCAAACACCTTGGAAAAAACCGGATATAGTTTCCCTGCCAGATAAGATGCAATCGGAATAAATGCTTGATATATTTTTAATGCAGCTTGAGAGACAGCTGCAGATACCCTTAAGAATATTGGGACAATTTGTTTAATCGTTTTCCCAATCGAATTGAAAATACTCAACATATGTGGCAGCAACGGCTTTAGTGCATTAAAGTAATCATCCTTGAGACTCGTAAAACTGCCTGCCAGTTCTTCTACCATTGGCGCTATCAGTTGCTTTAATTGATTCAACCCTGACATAACCGGCTGCATAAAAGTACCGATGTACTGAAAACCTTTCTCCATCATGTTCATAGCTGCTGGTAAGTATTTTGATATTGTATCAGCCACAAAGCGGATCGCTGGTGCCATTTTTTCGCCTAGATTTATTTTTGCGCTTTCGATCGCAGAATCTAATAATTTCAACGACCCTGATACAGTATTAAGTTGGACATCTGCCATTTCTTTGGCTGCACCTTCCGAATTCCGAATAGCATTTTCGAGTTCGTAATACCTTTTTGTTCCTGTCGAAAGCATGATATTAGCACCACGAATAGCCTCTTCTCCAAACACAGAAGCCATAGCTGCATCTCTTTGCTGAGTCGTCATGCCTTGAGTAGCTTTTTCCACTTCAGCCATAACGGATCCCAAATCACGCATCGCCCCGTGTTGGTCATAAAGTGAAATAGTAGTTTTACCAACCGAAAATCTACCGTTATCAGAATTCTTTTTCAAATCCCGAAGCATTGCATTGAATGTAGTGCCCGCCATTGATCCCTTTATTCCTGAGTCAGCTAAGACACCAAGAACGGCGTTTGTTTGTACCAAATCCATTTTTGCGGCGTTTGCTGATGAAGCGGCGTATTTCATAGCCTCGCCTAACATCAAAACGTCAGTATTTGATCTTGCTTGCGTTCTCGCAAAAATGTCAGCAGCTTTAGATGCATCAGTAGCATCCATTCTGAATGCTTGCATAGTGTCTGAAACAATGTCTGCAGATTTAGCGAGATCCATATTAGCGGCTGCAGCTAAATTCAACATACCAGGCATCGCACCAATAATTGCATCCGTATCAAAACCAGCAAGAGCCAAGTATTGCATTCCGTCGGCAGCTTCTTTAGCTGAGAACGACGTCGTTTCACCGAGCATCCGTGCAGTTTCAGTTAGCTTCTTAAACTGCTCATCATTGGCTCCTGATATCGCTCTTACATTTGCCATTCCTTGTTCAAAATCGGCGAAGGTTTGAGCAATATCCTTTCCAAATGAAATAACTGACGAAACCGCAAAAGCACCTGCAATAATACCGCCTGCCTTTTTTATAGTGCTAGACATTTTGTTTGCGGCATCTACTGATCTTTGCATCTCGTTAGTTGTTTTTGATACATCTGTTCTTGCTTGCTTAAAAGCCTTATTGAATGTCGAGTCCAATTGGCCGCCAAGTTCGAAGACCGTTTTATATGTCCTACTCATTTACGTCTTCTCCCCCTTTTATGGCTTGTGCTCTCCTGCGCTTTCTTTCTACGTTTTTGGACGGACTCATTTGCATCAATCCAATGTCTAAACTCATATAAAGGCATCGCAAGCCAATATTTTAATGAAGAGCCAGGAATGGACGAGGAAAGGATAATCGCCGATTCACGAATACCCTTTCCTATGTCTTCGCCTATTCCTGTGTGGTTAAAAAATTCTGAGCCCGTTGAGTTACCTGTGTAAAATCCTTCGCTTTAAGCGACTGAATTAATTCCGCCGCCACGCCAGCTGCCTTTGCCGCGACAACAACTTGATACGTCAAGGATAATGCTCGAACAAGATTAACCTCATTCGGTGCCATCACCTGTGCTTGTCTGGCGCAGGCCAACAAATCCTGACCAGTCAATTCATCAAAATCAAGAACAAGTTCCTTTACCTCTTCTCCATCAAAAGAAATAGGCCGAATGAGTTTATAAACGAACTCGTCGGCCATTGTTTGCTCTGTATGCTGTTCTTTTGTCATATATATACCCCTCTCTTACATTCCAAGATTAGCGCGAATTTTCGCAGAATAATCCACGCCATCGATGATACAGATATAGTTGAATTTATCAATTTCAACAACCGTTTGATTATCATAAATAACCTTCAGATAATGAATTTCCATTTCATTTGAGCTATCCATGGCCGATTGTGGTGCCAAACTACCAAGTGACGTGGTTTTAGGCAGGCTTCGTATAGAAACCTTAACAGGGACATTTGTTGTTTTCCCTGAACCAACATCATAGGACTGAATGGATCCACGGAAATCAATTTGATGTGATTCTTGTCGCGAAAGTTTAAACACCGAACTTTCAAGCACGCGCCAATTAATGGTTACAGACATTGCCCCGTACTGCCCAAAGATTGGCATATCAAGTTCACCGGCAATCCCCGCGCCGCTAATTGTTTCCGTCGCAAGTTCCAAATCAGGCAAGTCCACATCGCCAGCACCAAGGTATTCATTTCCGTTTCGATATGCTGAGAAGTTCGTTAAAACGGATGGTATTTGTTTTGGCATTCTCGCTTTCCTCCTTATCCGCCGATTGCGCTCAACATCTGAGCGTCATACTCGACTGTAAATGAAAGTTCTTGCCCTGGAGACGGCGGGGTAAGAGCAGTTCTGAATACTAATTTTCCGTCCATGGTTGCTGTATCTGGATTGTCTTCTTTCGCGAACTTAATCCATCCACCAAGAATGTACTCAGAGGATTGCAAGCCATTTAGACGAATTCCAAGATCATCAACTACAGCTTCAACCAATCGCTTATTAGCAGGGTCATCCACCTTAGACCACTGAGTTAGAATGATAGTGTTATTCCACCAATTAAACATGCGTCGAACTGGGATGAACGCGGACTGCGGATCCGTAGCATCTGGATATGCTCCAGTTCGATTTCCCCAAGTCTTCCATCCACCAATAAAGTTCAACGCCGTAACAATACCGAGACTATTGATATACTTACCTTCATCCGGCCCGATGGCAACGATCGTTCCATCCTCCTGGACTGCTCCATCAATTTCTAACTGCTTGTTAGATGGAGAACGATAAGGAATACCGCCGCTTTCTGCATCCTGTTTGCAGACAACACCAGCCAGGTGAGTAGAAAGATGATACACCTTCCCTCTCTTAGTCACTTTTGGCCATGTATTGATCTGCTGAGGAGAAGTGTAATTGTTCTTCTGCTTCCACTCTTCCAGCTCGGCATATTTCAATGATGCTGGAATATCTGTAATCGCAGTCGCCTTGAAGTTCCCGTTAATTAGCGAAGCCTTTGCATTCATTACTGCACCCACAACTGGGTCGTGTGAGAAGCCAGGAGCCAATATCAGACCGGTTATCAGTTGGAACCGTGGGAAAACCTGTTTGATAAGCTCCAGCCCTGATAATTTGCCTGTGTTTGCATCTATACCGCCTATAATATCAACCGCTTTTACGGCATCAGGATCGAGTTTGTCGTACCCTATTTTTAATGACGTTTCCTTTGCTGCAGCTCCACTTTGTTTGATAGCCACAATCACACGGCCTGATTCATCGTAAGCGAGCGAGTAATCCTTATTTAACTCATAGGTGGTAGTACCATCGTTAGATTTAACTACCACAGACTTCTGAATTACTCCGTCTTCATTGATGATTGCAATATTTTTTAAAACCGCTACGTCTTTCGGATCAATTTTTGTCTTATGCTTTTCTGGATCCAAGACATTAATAAAAACAACCGGTGATTGCTTGTAAAGTTGAAAATGAGAGAACATGAATTCACTCAAAGTGAACGATTTCCAATCATCTGAATAACCGATCGCATTCACTCCATTGTCCCAGCTTGTCACTAAAATCGGGACATTTACCGGAATATCTGCTAGTTTAGAAAGATTGACTGGTGCAGTTCCAACCACGACAGGAACCGTTATATTATCTCGTTCACTTGTCGGTGGAGTATATGCTTTCTCATTTACATAAACACCATGATTTTCAGCCATCCTCTTATACTCCTTTCATCTGAAGCACTGTTTCATAAGCCATGTTTAGTTCGGATCCAACTTGAGACAATTCACTTTGTCTCGCAGCGAAATCCTCAACAGGCAAAAATAAAGAACGCAGCTCTGGGCAACGTTCGAACTTGGATTCAATGTATTTTGGTATACCGTTTGTAAATGTCGAATATTGCACAAAGTTCGGCAGCGTAGGGCCGATGTAAATTAGACTCTGACTTTCTAGCTTTTTCTCGTTCACCTGCTTTTTAACTGCACTCAAAGTACCACCTCCTGTTTAATCGCTGGTAATGACCATTTCGTTTGAGCTCCGCCAAAATAGTAAGGATAAATATCCTCGTCGTACACTGACCAATCGAACGGTAGCGAAATAACATATCTATCATCAATAATTCGCTTGGCTAAAAAATGTTGTTCCATACGACTCAGGATATTAAGCACATCTTTATATCCCTGGTGATTTGTGTCCTCATCGAAAATACCAATATATAACCCAATGGTACATGTCGCAGCATCTTCTTCTGACAATGTTCCGCCATCTAGGATGCGAACTATGATGTAAGGGAAATGTTCAAGATCGTCCTCCGATGATTTGGCTGGCAGGAACTGAGGATAAATGTTCAGTTTGGCTTGATCGCCATCGAGCCCCTTCAACTCGAAGTCCTTGAATAGCTCCTGTAGTTCACGAACGATTGCATCTTGCAACAGATATGGAGTAGCCATTTAATTGCCCTCCAATGTACGGTTAATTTCATGCTCAAGCCTTTGATCGAATACTGTCGCAGCCTCGCGTTCAACAAACTCCCTAATGGATTTGTTGCCGACCATCTCAGGAATCGGTGGGCCAAACAATCTTTTAACCGGCAACTCTGTCCATCTCCCTGACTTACCCTTTAGGTGGCGACTGTTTGCTTCACGGCTGAAAACCTTATTGCCGTTCACGCTGGCCACAAATGCCCCGACTATTTGCTTTGCTCCGCCTGCTTTTTTAACTTGAACCTTTAGCGCCTTAGGAGGTTTGGAATGTCGCGGTTCCGCCGGTCGAACCCGAAACTTATCGAGTCCGATCGACGTCCCTTCAGATGTCACGTTTGCTGATAAATTGTTTCTACTCGCCTTTTTCACTGACATCGTGGTACTTACATCTTTAGCTTTAACGACGTATGATTCACGAACCCTCTTAACGGCGTTCGTCTTTACATTCGCTGCAGCTCGATTCAAGGCGCGGGAAATAACAAGCGGCGCCTTTTTCGGATATTCTCCTAAGCGCCGCTCAACATCTTTTAAGGTATTGGCATCTACAGTAATCATGACGCATTCCGTTCCAGCGTAATGGTGTAGCAAATCGAATCCTCTTGAACATCTGCAATTCGATAAATACGCTTCTCCACTCGCATGGGTTGCCCTGGAATTGGCCGGCTATCGAAGCATGATTTCTTGACATAGAACAATAGCTGCGCATTATACACTCCGTCCGTCGGGTTAGAAGCGCTTGATTTACGCCGCTGAAGCTCATCTTCATCAATCACAATGTCCATCTCTTTACCATCGATTATTTTCTTCTCAGCAAACTCATCCAGGTTAAAAAAGACGGCATCAATATCACGCTCGACCATCTCGTGGAAACCACTCATTATTGCACCGCCTCAGACGGATCATAGCTAGGTGGCTGTTCGTCTTCGTCAACAGGTTCAACGTGATCGTTATGCTCTTCCAAATATTTATCGATCGCTTCAACCATGTCTTCCTTGCTAGTTCCACCCTTAAACGAAAGGCCTAGCTTCTTAGCAATTGCGCGTAATTCCTCTACCTTCATGTCAATATTGTATTCTGGTACGCCGATCCAGTCTTCAGGCTCCATGCTTGGTTCCCCGTCCACGTATTCGGCAATCCCTCGTTTGACCAGGCGTTCTTCCTCTTGCGGTGGCAATGAAAAAGGTGCATCGTTAGCCGTTTTTGGCTTTATTGATGCACCTTCTCGGTATCCGTATACTCCCGAAATGATTTTAATCATTCAACTTTTCCCCTTTCCTTATTTAACTTTTGCAGTAACCCATGGATTGCGGTTACGCGGAATAAACAACGGCCGGCTCGAAACCTTCAATTCGCGTACTTCATTTTTAGAGTCAGCAATATATTTTGGAACACGCGTACCCATGTAAGTATGGAATTGGCCGTCTGTTTGCTCCAATTGTGTAACTGCGCCATACAACGCGCGCCCAGCTGCTGGAGCCGTAAGAATGACCTGTCCATTTGGAATGAAATATTGAAGTTGACCATCCTCATCTTCGTACTGCTCATCATAGCTAATGATTTCGATGACGCGACCTTGTACATTGATTTTGCCAATCGAGGCAGCACCTTCAGGCAAAATAGTCGGCGCGATGCTCCCGATATTGATTCTTTGATTATCAAGCAGTTTTTGAATGGCTGGATTGTTCACCATAATATCAGCGATATCAGGATTAACAATCAAGTCAGTTGCAGGCAGTCCCTTACCGGTTAGCATCCGAATCATTGTTGTTAAGTCTCCGATGATGTTTGCGTTCGAAGCGTCCCAATCTGCTGCAGGCGTGTATACCGATGGATTGTTTTGTTCATTGTAGAAACGAATTTCATATTCTTCGTAATTGCCGCTACCGTATTCGTCTGCATACTGTTTCAGCAAGTATCCGTTATGAATCATACATTGAGCAGCAATATATTCTTCACGGGTTGAATGCATAACGTCAAAGTCAGACAAATCATCACCTAGAATTTCTGCTTGACGCTGTGCAGGCGTTTTATTACTGAACAGATTTTCTCCAAATCCCTTTTTGTTCAAGTCGTCAATGGTCAATGGGCGCTGCGGAGCAACCAATGGCGGCGTATATCGTCCTGTTGAGTATCCAGCACGTTCAATGGTGATACCGCCTTTGCGAGGCATCACCACTGGAGCCATTTTTTTATTGCCGTCTTTATATTCAACCAACACTTCTTCAGTCGGAAAAATATCCTTGCTTTCGTCCGTTGGGAAATAACGATCACGCAAGAACGTTCGGTGCGGTAGCATCTGCTTAATAGCTGCCAGCATTGTATAAGTCGAATAAATATTAATTGCCATAGTGTAAATCCCCCTTATTTCATCATGTTGTCAAGGAAAATACCGCCCTTGCGGAAATCCTCAACATCTGTATTTTTAATGGTGTAGCCGTCTTTAGCAATCAACGCATTCTTATTAAAATGACCTGACAAATAAACTTCTGCTTTCACTTCGTTTGTTGCATCCACATCATCACAAAGGATGCAATTAGCTGCCAGTGTTTCATCTGTTCCCGCTGTACTACCGAGAATTTTCAGAGTTCCTGTGCCGCCAGTGCCTCCACTTAGTGCTAAGGCTGTGCCTCTTTTCAATTTACCTTGTCCTGCAGCAATCGTTCGCATGGCAGTGATAAGCGTTACAGCGGAACTATTGATCAAATTGTCGTTTTTCATTGATCCAAGGTTCTCATTGTATAATGGCATCTTAGTTACCCTCCTTCTTGCGGTTGCCCACAATCATATTAATTGCTGCAGCTTCTTCCGCCTTATCATCAGCACCGCTTTCAATTCCGGAGTTAGGTGCTGCAGAAACATTGTTAGCTCCTGATGTTTTTGCATCTTCAGACAAACTATTTAGAACAGATGCACCAATAGACGCTTGTGCCTGCATTGCCTTAAATGCCAATTGTTCGGCTGTCATGACCTGTTCACCAAATTTTGCATCTCTAATCAAATCCGTATTTCCGATTGCATTTTGAATTTCTTCAATTCCTTGAATTCGTGCGCGTTCGGACGCTGCACCTTCTGCATGTGCAACTGCTTTTACAGACGCTTCAATTTGTGCTACAAATTCTGGATACGCTGTACGCAGCTCATCAACATTTTTGATTTCCATCTTGCTACCTCCATTATTTTTATTTAAGGCAACCTGCGGCGTTGCTGCGCTTGCTAGGGTGTTACTAACCGGTATTCCTTGAGGGATGTTCCCTAAACTGCGCGCAGACATAGCCACGCCATTCACCATCAAATACGCTCTATCTGGCGACATAGACATTACTACTGGATCTCCGGTTGAAATCACTTCATCTGCAAAACTAGCGTCAACGGCCTCCTGTCCTGCAAACCAGGTTGTCTTCTCCATTAACGATTTTATCTCGTCAGCGCTTCGCCCAGTGGATTCAACGTAAGCATTGATAGCAGCTTTGTTGTGCGCTTCAAGTGTTTTCTTTCCACTCATGAGATCCTGAACATTATAAAAGCCATATAAAAAACTGCTAGCCCCGTGAATCATTACATTACTACCTGAGTTCACTTTACGAGTATTTCCAGCTTGGAAAATCAGACTAGCAGCACTGGCAGCCAACCCATCTACGATAGTCGTTACATGGCCTTTCAACCCTTTTAAACGGTTGTATATAGATAAACCACCGTACAAATCACCACCCACTGAATTGATATGGACGGTGATGTCTGATTTGTCCTTAATGGATTCAAGATCCGCCAAGAATTCATCGACGACAATGAAGTTACCTGGAATCGGCTCCCCAGTCCACCAGTCCACTGGCCGAGTAGCAACGACCTCCCCATACATTGTTATCTCAGCGGCATCATCCCCAACAGCCGATATATTATAAGCCTTAGTTAGATTCATTCCTCTGAAAAGCGCTCTGCTCATTCTCTTTTAATGCCTCCTTTATTGCATTCATCACCACACTAGTGATGCTGTTTGTAATCTGCTGTTGCTGATTTCCCTCGCCGTTTGCATGACGTAACTTTTCATTTTCTACAGCCAACTGATCTACATTAGACGAAAATTGGCTGCCATTAAGTTTAATAGTTTCTTGCTCTCTCGTGCTTAGTCCATTATCGATGGCCATTACAGCTGCAGCGATTTCCTTCACTGGATCCAGCTGGCCTTGTGACGGCCCAATCCATTCACTACCAAGGTAAGCTTGTCTAATAATAGGATCAGTCAAAAAGCCAGGCGCAGATATACGGCCAAGCGCAACGGCTTCCGTTAACCATATTTCATAAGTTGGCCGACAGAAATCATTCGTTAGCCACACGCGCCGCATACGAAATGCTTTCCAGGCTTCCAAAAGAGCTGCGCGGCTGGCAGAGTAGGATGAATTGAAAGCTTTAAGTAACAAATCGGCAGGCACTTCAAGTGCTGCTCCAACCTGTTCCGCTAAAGCACGCATAAATGTGTCGAAACCAGTTTGTGGATGCGTAGGACTTGCGAATTTAACATCTTCGCCTGGTTCCATGATATTAACCGTACCGGGGCCCAATTCGTATTCATTGGGATCGTCGCTAACATCCGGCTGTTCGTTCCCCACTTCGTTGAATGGAAATTCAGAGCTGTCAGATTTAGTTGTTACGAATGCCGTATAAAAGCTTTGCACAAGAGCTGCCATTATTTCGGCTTCAGTGTACCGCCTCATCTGCAAAAGTGGTTCAATCACCTGCGCAAGATATGGCACACCACGATACTGCTCCGGTCGCTCACTCTCCATGACATGCAAGACATTTGGTAACCCTGTTTTTTCACCATACGCAGAAACGCGAGAGAAATTAGTTGAATTACTTGACAGCTCAAAAGGGTGAGTATTAGCAATATGGTAGGCAACAATAGCACCGTTACTATCCACTTCAACGCCGTCATATATCATATTTCCGTTATCGGCCTTACCAGTCGTTTGGTATACCGAAATACCAGTTTTATCACTCGGAGTTCGAACGCGATCAGCTTCGATAAGATGTAGGCGCAACCCATACGGCAGCAGCTGTGTTCTGGAAAACTGTTTAGTTAAAGCGAATACATCACCAGAACCTAGCCACGAAACAACTGCAAGCTGTTGCATACTGTAAAAATCGTTTATCCCCGTTGCATCACACGCTTGTTTCCGACTGGCCCATAGCTCGAATTCCGCCTCTGTTTTCTTTTGCCACTCTTCAGCAGCTTCTTGTGTAAGTCCTAATGTCTGCCGGTTTATTGTACTTTTAAGTCGTAACCCGTTACCGACAACGTTAGTCCGGTTCGTTCGGATTGCAGATGTCGCTATGGGAGCTGCCATGTAGAGCATTCGGGAGCGCTGACGTAAGGTGAAATTATTGGCGTCAATGTCTTCCCGCGGGCTGCCGCTGTTAGGCACCATTCCCTTTAATGCCTTTTTGCTGTAACTCGCGCCCGCGTCGCTATATCCTTTATTTTGAACACAGCCACCAGTAATCAAATTCCATTGCTTATCGTTATACTGGGTACCCTGTAACGCTGCAGTAAGAGCAGGTTGTAATACTGAGTTGTTCTGACTCGCCTTAATTTCATTCACCCCCCTTCCGGCATGATAAATTACCAGTCACGCGGCACAATTCCAATCGCCTTACGTCGGCCACTTCCCGATAGTTGCCCCTCTAAAGACGATATTTCCTTTTCTAAATTAGCAATCGTATTCTCTAACTGTGGCAAATCAAGCTTAGTAAGGTTCTTACCTCCGAATGCATACGACTTTACCCCGCCTTTTAGCAAGGTTAAATACGCATTCCTAGCTTGTGTAAGAGCAAGCTTTCTGAATTCCAAGCGCTCTTGAATTTCACTCTTTGACATCAATCGGCTCCCTCCTTACCATTCAGAATTAACAGCTGTATTTTTTGACCTTTTGCCTCTTCTTTTTTGGAGGCTGCCGCTGTTGTTGTTGCTCGGTCAATCCCCGCAATCGTCTTTCAACAGCTTCTAAATCAGGATCCAGTGACCGGAAGGCTGCAAGAGCATAGTTTCGACAGTCCAATGCCTCATTTCGCTCATGTCCGGCAAGCTTTTCCCAAGCCCATCGGGTACGCCCTTTTACGGTGCGCTGCACTAGTTTTTCAGATAGGAGCCCATTAAAAAAGGTGCCGTCGTACCCCTGATTTTCCCCTAAAGGGAAATGGCAGTACTTCGCACCTGGTTCCTGTACCTTTATGTTATTCATGATATCTGATTTACCTGCATCAACACCGATAGAATAGAGCCATGTTTGGCCGATGACACGACCGTTAACGACGATCTTAGCCTTTCCTGGCGGTCTGGTATATGGAACGCCATCACCACCCACACCTTTGATTGCAAAGACTCGCTTATTCATGCGCTCACGACATTCACGGTATACATCTTGTGTTTTATGGCCGCCTGAATCGACAAACGTCTGTGATATCGTCAATCCTCTTGATGGATTCTCGAATTTATACACATGATTAACTACTTCGTCTAGCCGCTCCCACACATCCGATTCATGCGGATCACCCATGATAATACCCTTTTTAATTCCCCATGTCTCTCCAAAATGTCCATGGCCAACAACTTCATATTCCAACCGATCATTTTGGGTATCTACTCCACAGGTAAGCACAAGCACGCCTTCCGGCAGCTCAATAGGTGAACCATCCGAACGGTGGCCATAATCTTCTCGCCGCGCTAACATCGTATCTTCGTCGGCGATTTCGCCCCGATCCTCCCACAGCTCACCTAACATTGTGTTATATACAACCTTGAGCCTTGCGGGATCATCCTTTGCTGCTAGGAATGCATATACAACTTTATGCCATGGCTGCCATGGGGAAGCAAATGCGTTGAGCCAAAAGGAACGATGTCCTTTGTCAATCGCATTTGGATTCTCAGCTATCCATTTAGCCGGCTGCCGGCGCATGGCTTCCTCACTCGAAAGGCAACCACACGATGGACAACACCATTCAATTGAATTAATAACATAATCTTTTTTCTTACCTACTACAATCGTATCAAAATCAAAATTTATATTTTTAAAAACGATGTTGTGCCAATCCCCACACTCTGGACATTGATTACACCATCGCTCTCGTGTACCGGCATTAAACGATTTTTCAATTTGACTCGCACCTTTTATCGTAGGTGTTGATACATCTACCATTTTGCTGTTATAGAATGTTGTCGTCCTGGCTTCCGCGAGTGCCCAAGGATCTCCCTCAGTACCTGCAGACAACGCCCAGCGATCCCTTTCATCACCTAGCACATAACGCGCAGGAGTGGATGCAAGTCCGCTCGCACTATTTGAACCAACGATCGTCAACATCCCACCAGGAAAAGACTTCTGCAAAATCGTATTTCCGCTATCTCTGTTCTTCACATCTGAAACTTTTTTACGGAGTTGATTACTGTCTCTAATCATGGGAGCAATCCGCAAACGGCTAAATTTCTTTGCATCTCCCTCGGTAGGTTGCACATAAAGTACGCTGCCAGGATCCTGATCTATGATGTATCCGATTATGTTCAATTCAAGTTCTGATTTACCGACCTGGCTTGAAGCAACGAGTGTGATTTTCTCAATTCTATAATCCGTAAAAGCATCCATCACTTCAACAAGATAAGGCGTTCTATCGTTATTCCATGGTCCAGCCTCTGCGCTATTCTCGCGTGACAGAATCCGGTGTTTCCCTGCCCATTCTGATACAGTTAAATCTTCCGGCGGCGTGTAGTTTTGAAATGCTCGTGAGATTGTTCGATTTAGATCCCTAAAACGATTGTCATTCTCCTTCATTATCTCCATGCCTTTCACTCCAACCACGCCGTTCCCTTACACGCTTCTTAAAGTCATCAGGCTCATATTGATAACCGGAGAGATGATCAATAATGCGATATACTTCTTGCTTCACTCGTTCAGATGCTTCGGCTGCCGTCTTCGTCTTTGCTAAATCAATAGCAAGTTTACCTGGCATAGCCATCAACAAGGATCGAACTGACATCACATGATCAGTAAGTACCGCCTCGACATCATCAGCCAGATGCATATTGCCTTCTAATTCAGCAAGTTCCAGTTCAGACATTCTCGCTTTAGCCAGCTTTATCTTCGTTTCGGCTTCTAGTTTTTGCGTTTCAAGATCAGAATCTGTCTCTTTCTTTTCTCGACCGTTAGCCTTATCAGATAGATACTTAATATAATCCTGAATGGTGGGCAGAAGGTCATACTTGCGTGGCCTTTTTTGAACGGGTGTGATAACGCCTTCCGCCGTCAATTGCTCGATGCGTCTTGTCGTCAACCCAAACGCTTTAGCGATGTATTGAGTGCCTTTCAAATCTACCCCTTCGCTCACCTCTTCCACCCCTTCCGTAACGAAATGCTCAAATTTTTATTTTTCGTAACTAGCTAGAATTTGGGGTCGTTAGCACCCGCAGGGTTCATTATCTTCTGGAAGTACCTACGGAGATCCCTGTGCCCACTGTAAGCCATCCAATCAGGCTAGGCAATGTTATCATACCATCACAATGTTTCACGCTTCTACGAGCCTGTGAGCAAGTGTAGCGACGTGCTTCCTAATCACGTTCGTTTCCCTTGATACTTCTCCTTACTTCACCAATAGGTAAGTTCATCAATGCCTTGTACATGTTCTCTATTTCTTTGTGCATGCTGCGTTGCTTCTTGCGATATCGATAGTCACATGCGACTGTGATGATTAGCAATGTTAACACGCATATGCTTAGCAGTTGTGTGAATGATTCCGGCAGTACTACGAGGACATAACTCATAGCTCACTCCCTTCTAGAAATAAAAAAGCCACTGAGTAATCAGCAGCTTTCTCTCCTATTTCATTGCGCCCCTTATGATTTCCGCTTGTTGTCTCATGCGCTTGTTTGCCTTGCTTTCGTTCACAACCATGATAGCGTGAATTACTCCTGGTACAAATAAGCATAAGCATAATACGAAATTAACTAATGCTTGGATTGGTTTGCCACAAAACAGAACCGCGACAGGAGGAAGAAGAATTGCGAGTAGATACATGGTTTACCCCTCTTTCTTTACTTTGTCATTCCATTATTCGACAAGAGTTTTAGTAATCCTTTCCTACCCGTAAATAATTTTCTATGGCTCTATGCCTCCCGCCGATTGCGTACTTCAAATACAAATTAAAAACCGCCTCGCAAAGAGACGGCTTTAAGAGAAGGAAAAAATAATGCGAATGACAGGATTCGAACCTGTGACCTCATGCTCGTGCTACCACTGCCCCATCCGTTTATTAAGTACCAGCGCTAGGAATCGAACCTAGGACATCCAGAGCCATGTTATCGACGTCTTCTCTGTGCTTCTACCACTGAGCTACACTGGTGTAAAAAGAGATGTGACCGCTTGTTTGCAGAGTAACAAACGACCACATCTCTAACTCTTCCGACACTATCATATTAACACGGAATTCAGCACATATGTTCCCGTATTTTTCCCTCGTTTTTCCCGACTTTTTCCCACCCTGCTAAGATTGCGTATTGGGCTAAGGCAGAACGCCTCATTCTGTAGTACACACTTCTTGCTAGATGCATTCTCTGCAACACTTCACCCCAAGGTAAACTTTCGATGAAGCTCAAGCGAAGCAGTTCCTCGTATTCCGGCTTTTTCTCTTTAATAATTTGCAGTATGTCATCAATCCGCTGCTTCTCAGCCAGCAAATCTTGATATTCAGCAAGCTGCGCCAGAATCGCCTCGAAGCCTACCGGTGTACCAGTACGCGCCTCGATAACCTTCACGATCTTTCGTTGCAGTTCCTCAAGCATCGCCCCGTCCTCATCGTCCGCTGGTTCGCAGTCCTGGACGGCTCTCAGTTGCGCCTTGGTGCCAGTCGGATACCGTTCAAGATAAGCATGAGCTGCCGCCTCCAAACGCTGCTCCTTCTGTGAAAGGTACATGTAGCTCGGCATACGTCGGAGTTTTGCATGCAACTCCTGCAGGTGATCGTCCTCGTTAAGCCGACTCACTGTAATGCCGTTGCCTACGCTGTACGTTTCCAAGACACGGAGACGGCCAATGATGTCACGATATCCCGTCAGCTGATCAATTACCTTTTGCTCTACTGTCTTTACCATCAGCCCCCCGCCTCCCTATTCACTCGTCTTCATCGTCCTCTTCATCAGGGATCATGAGATCGCAATCCTTACATTCAAAAATCCCCATATGCCAGTGTTTCATTTCATCTCCGCAAAATGGACAAATCATTCGTCATCCCCCTCCTCGTCGTATACTGCGTCACACTCAAGCATCTTGCAATCTGGGCAAAAGTTAGTACCACAACACGGGCACTGTTCCCACCAAGTACCACATGTAGGGCATTTGTCTTGGTCACACATCCATTTCATCATCCTCTGTTTCAGCGTCGTATTCTTTTTCGCTAATCGGCGTTACACATTCCACTTTTATTTCAATCTGCTTGGCCAATGCAGCCGCCATTCTCTTATGCAATGCGTCATAGTCATTCGGTGTATTCTTGCATTTCAGCTTAATCTGTGAATAGCATTCTGCTGGATTCCCGTCTTCATCATGAGCCATTTCAGCTTCTGGACTTATCCGGAAACAAAATCTTAGATCCAACAACGCTTCTTCCTCATTTTCACAAACCATTCCATGTTCATCTACTTTCATGACTGCTTCCCCTCCTGATTCATGTTTTTGGCGTAATGACGTGCAATGGTATTCACGAAATAGCTGTGTTTAACGGTACAGACATGGAAAGCGATGAACCCCAGTCTTATTCCCTTCGTATGCTTATACCAGTCGATACCTACTGTCCATTTCCGATCAATTTCGATTAGGATAAACATCCAGACTTCTTCCCCTCCTGTATGCGTTGTATGGAGGCTACCAACGACTTTAAATCGTCCTTTAGCCAACGGTAATGTTCTTCGTATCCGAAACCTTCACCAAATACGGCAATTGGTTTATTCGCGAGATGCTCCATTTGCATGAGGATTCTTTCTTTCTCTTCTTTCAGCCGTTCTACTTCTTCCTCCGCTGCAATGGCCCTTTTTAAAGCGTGTGGTGCGACTACATCACGAATAAAGTCACCTGTAGGTTCAGGGATTAACTTGTTTATCTTTTCAAAGTTCTCAAGATCAGCTTGAAGGTCACGATTATTCATTCTGTTCACCATCCTCTCCTTGGAATATCTCCGGAATAATTTACGTTGATTTTGACAAGGAGGGTGGTATAACCCTCCCTATCGCTTCGCTATTCCATCGCTGGATGATCAGCAATGAAGAAGTTGCCGAACTTGTCACGCTCAGGAATCATTTTGTCAAAGTCCTCATATTCACCAGTAGCTAGACGTACAGCAAGCTTTTGGCCACAGCTGTGACATTTAACCTCTGATTCATCCAAACGGATATATACATTTCTTTTGTCCTGGCATCCTGGATTCTGGCAGTAGTACCGGCAGCGGTGGCGAGCTACGCCGTCCTTATACTTAATGCCTGTCGTCCACCACTCGGGTTTTTCCTTGGCAGTTTCCGCAGCTGCAGCAAGTTTCTCACCAACCTGCACCGATAAATTTCGTTCTGAGTTGATGAGTGGTGGTTTCATAACTTCTTTCATTCGTTGTGCTATCGGGGAAAGAGATGCAACGAGTTTGGCCGATGCTTCATTCATGTGTGTAACTATATCTTTCATGGGAATGATTCTTTCACGATCAGATGTCTCAAACTTGGCGGGAGAAACGTTCACGGTCGCATCCGCTTTTGAAACATTTGACTTCACTTCATCAACCCCAAATGCCTTGAAAAACCCATTTATCAAAGCTGCCTTGTTTTCATTGCTGAGTTTATCCAATTCCAAAACGCCATTCATTTCACCGTTATTGATACTCAACTTAATCCAATTCATTGGAATACCCCTCCAAATTAAGAATGTATGTTCGGTTCAAAGGCGCAGCAATTTCCCGTCTTTGCTTCTGCCGACGCCGTGGTGGCGGATCGTGCGGAAGCAAGTACACCGCGCCTATTTCATTGCCGTTCTCGTCAGTGACAAACTCCCAAGGTACATCATCAAAGATTGGGTCATGCATGGCTTTCGAGCTCAATGTAATACATGCCCTGATTTTCATAGAGCTTATAGCGTTTCTGCTCGACCGTTTTCTGCTGCAGCCAACCAACCAATTGTTTATTGACCAGCTGAAGCCCGCCGCTCTTATCCCACTTCCGTAACTTCAGACCATTCTCCCCACGTTGGATGACCAGGCGATTTGTTGTGGAATCGAAGCCAACACGCAAGCACTGGCCAGCTGCACATTTCATCATGTCTGTTGCCCGACGGTTAAAATGAATTCCGTGTTTGTTTAGTCCAATCGTTGGATTGGAAGTGAGCTTTTCATCGATAAACCATTCAATGGACGACATCTGACTTTCACGAATCTTGTTACTCATGACAAATTCCTCCCTAGTCAATTCTCCAGATTGAAAACGTGAATACTTGTCTTTGATTCGATTGAGTACCCGACTAACATAGACTTGAGATTTATGAACATGCTTAGCTATTTGGCCTTGCGTCAAGCCTTCCATCCGTAATGTGAGGATGGTTCGTTCTGTCAATGCTAATACGTCAAGGAACTCCTGGACATGGATCCCTGAATAATCCGCTAAACTTGGCAGCACGTCCAACATCGTAAGCTCTTTATCATCCTGAAAAATCACTTGATCCAGTGACGACACCGACCATCCTTCGAGATGTTTCAGAAGATCTTGAACGTCCGCAAGCTTCCATCCAGTTTTCAAGACGATTTCCTCAGCCGAATCATCAGCCCATCCCTGTTTGCGAATGAATGATAGGCGATCTAAGATCAACCTTGGAACCCGCACAGTATAGCGATTGCTCCTCAAATACTTTTGAATGCTCCACCGGATCATTGGGAATGCATACGTTGAAAAAGCTGTCACCCTCCCGTTGAATCGAGATGGATCATAATTCCGAAAAGCCTCAATGAGTCCAAATGTTCCAATCGATACAAGGTCTTCGTAGTCCAAACCATTTCCGATGACTACGGTATACTTCTTGGCTACGGCATGAACCATCCTCATGTTGTTTTGGATCACTTCTCCCTCGTATCCAAGATGAGGATTATATGCTTCCAAGGGATCACCCCTTCTGCTTTTCGTAAACTTCCTCAAGCCAATTTGCTAGCATCATCATTTGTTTAACAACTAATGGATTCTCTTGATATTTATCGCAGAGGGCAGCGCTTGAGTCGGCCACCCATGCCCAAAACTGTTCGCTTGTCATTCCATACTGAGCTGCAACCTGGTTAGCCATGCTGATCCAGTTCACCACTTCATCGTAGAAAGCCCTGTAGTTCATGGTTATAGCTCCTCGATTTTGATATAGATCCCTGGCAGCTTAGCCCAAAACTTTTCGATAATCTCGCTGGCCACAATAGCATCATCCGTCCAATATCCCAAATCTGTCATGATGTCGAATGGAAGCTTGTTCATGTTGTGTGTATCCGGCTTCGTCGTCTTCCACTCTCCGTCATAATGCTTGCTGCCTTCTGGAATCGGGAATAGCCATTTCACGATCACTCGCAGGGCCCCGGTGTATTTTTGCTTCGGCACATACTGCCCAAGATGAGCCGTTAATTTTGCTCGAGCCGCTTTAAGATCGTCAGGTTCATAGAAAACCGGTTTGCCATTCTTCACGGATACCTGTTTCTCCTGGTGCGTAGCGGTAGGCGGAATCATCGGCATAAAAAATTCAGTCGTCATCGCTCTGCTCCTCGATCATCTCTTCCCAGTCATTTATCAACTGCCGTAAATAACTTGCTGCATTATCGTTGGAGAACAACTCTTTTCGATCAATGACATATTTGACGATATAGTTCCCGTTTAATTTAATTCCGAATTGAAGCTTTCCAGCCTTGTCATAACAGCGCATGAAGTTATTTCCGAATTCGATTGTTTCTGGCGTTTCTACTTCCCAATATTTTTTGCCCACTTTTATCATCCTCTTTTCTCTTCTCTCTTTTTCTCTCGCGCAACCGTTAAGGACGTGGGAGGGAAGGGGGTGCCGCAAAATCAGTAGCGGCAACCTTCTCTCTCCCTTACGGTTACCTTAATAGATTAGTCATTATGTCTATACATATAATCGCGTGTATATATAAGGGATGCGGCAAGCACCATGAAATTATGATCATTGCCGTTCGGCATAATGTACATCGACCATGATCGTTACCGCTCGGCAACAACCATAAAAATTATGATCATTGCCGATCATCGGCAAGTTTTGTATTCGGCATCAATCATGGTCGTTGCCGTTATCTTCATCCGACTTGATGACAACATTGCCGTTGTTTCGATCGATTTTGAAACCGTATTTTGTGATCCAGCTCCGAATAGTGCGATCAGGGACTTCTTTGCCGGTTGATGAGAACCAGTCCTGCAAATCTTTGACCGTCGGTGGCTCTCCCATGTTGCAGTTTGCTACAGCGTCTGCAAACTCCTCAGCCTTGCTGCGACGCTCTTCCTTTGCCTTTTCTTTTCGTTTTCCGGTCGCTTTCTGCCATGGTGGTTTCGATTCACCCTCCGGCTCGATGTCTTTCAGGCTGCCGACGTCGTCCACACGGTGAATAGGATACTGGAACCACATGTTTACGGGCGGAAACTTGGCGTATTCCCGCAGCGTCCCCTCGACGCGCCAAGCGGATCGATTACGGACAGCCTCCAAAGCGCGTTTAATCTCCACCTGCGCTGCCTCTTGCTCTGTGTTGTAGATTGCGCGCTTGGCATGCTCCTCCATCGCCTTGGCGCTCAATTCGTCATCCTGGGAGACATGATCCTGCAAATAGGTAGGGTTGTGCTTTTCAAAGAACCTTTTATAAATGGCACAGATGGCCTTGTTCTCTTCCTGTTTTAGCAGAGCCTCGGTTAAATCTAGCTCTACCAAGTCAATCAGTGCGTCTGGATCCCGAGCAAATACACCGGAGCCACTGGCTCTATCCATCGATTTCTTGCCGCCCTGAGAACCCTTAGAATGGTGATGGCAATAGATGACGCTTGCGCCGAGCTCGGTCGCTATCTTGTCAAATTGGTTCGTGAAATGAGCCATTTGATCTGCGCTGTTCTCGTCGCCGGTAAGCACCTTATAGATCGGGTCAATTATGATAGCAATGTAGCCTTTCTTGGCCGCTCGCCGGATTAGCTTCGGTGCCAGTTTGTCCATCGGCACCGACTTACCCCGCAAATTCCAGATATCGATATTGCCAATATACCTAGGCGGTATCCCCAGAGCCTTGTACACGTCTTTGAATCGATGCAAGCAACTAGGCCGGTCGAGTTCCAAATTGACGTATAGCACCCTACCCTGTGAGCATTGCCAAATCAGCCACTTGATGCCTTCCGCTATGGCTATAGTGAGCTCAATCAAGCTGAAAGACTTCCCAGCTTTTGACGGCCCTGCGATTAGCATTTTATGTCCCTGCCGTAGTACGCCATCGATAAGCGGCGGAGCCAGTTTCGGCATGTCGTTCCAATAATCTGTCAGTCCTTCTGGATCCGGCAGATCGTCGTTCACATCTTCGATCCAGTTCTGCCATTCATCCCAGCTGCTCTTACCGATATTAGTATCGATGATAAATTGCTTTTTCTCTTTACGTTCAACGCCTGGCATACGGGACAGCCTGGATGGATTCCGGTTCTGATTATCAATGTTTAAGCCGTTCTTTTTACAAACGTTGTATAGGTAGTCAACGCGCTTCCGGTATTCGTCATAGTTGGCCGCATCGATGCGAACAATTGCGTGGATACTCTTGCCGCCGCTGTATACCATTACGGCAATTGGTAGATCCAGCTCGCGCATAATGGCGTTCTGCTTTTCGATGTCCATTGTGTCTGACTCAACCAACGCATAGCGGAAATCGCTGACGTTCTCGTTTTTGACGCCCTTACCATCAAGAGGATTAAATCGGATCCATGCACCTGCTGCCGAATTGTAGTCACCTAGGACAGCTCCAACATCGCCATTACATTCATTCAGAGCCTGGATCAGCTCACCGGCTGTCCGATCCCATGCACCCTTGGTGGGCAGATATTTTCCATCGTCATTCTGCCAGGTATCAACGACATAGCCGACATTCTCGGACGCCTCAAATAATGTTGCCAGATAGGTAGTGAGCTGCTGGACAGGGTTCCAATCTACTGGTTCATGAATCTCCTTGCCCTCAATCCAATTTTTATCAACGACAACATACTCATCGTTGCCAGCAATCTCATCGTTCCAATCCAGTTCATGATCGTCTCTAGCCCTGCGAGGCATCCATCCGTTGTCCTTGGCCAACTGAGTAATCGTGGCGCCTGTCACCGGCAAGCCGGATCCCTCAAACGTCGTCCATTTCTTGAAGCATTCTCCAGGATGATACCTGCCGCCGTCCCGTTTACTCCAGTCGTCCCAATCACTGGCTGTATAGCCTTCATATTTTAGCGCCATGCCGACGTTGATCCATTCTTGATAACTTAGAAAGGCCGGATCAATGTAGGTCAGCAGGGCAATCAGATCCAATTTATGTTCCATATTTTCCACCTGCAATTAATGTACTTATTTCTGTGCCTTTCCGCGCTTACTCCGCTTTCGTTCGCCGACTTTGCGGTAAATGTCCGCTATAATAATTCCAGTTCGAGTGAGCTCGGCGTTCTCTCGTACCAAACCATTTTTATTCATTACAGCGAGTTGAGCTCGGGATACCAAAATCAAATTATCCGGTTCAAAATTGCGTCGGTTCCCATCTCCAAAGATAACAACATGCCCTTTTGGTACAGTACGGCCATTATGCTTTTCCCAAATTATTAAGTGCTTACCACGCCATCGATTAGGATCCGCAATCTTAATGTCAACATACTCGTCACCATTGACCCTTTCCGAGCCGACAGGCACATAGTTGTGAGGCTTATGACCTTTTTTGAATTGCGTATCTACCCCACCTTGACATAATCCCTTTTTCCTTTGTTGAAAGGAACACTGCCTTGTTTGAATCTCGCGTCAATACCGCTCTTGAACCCATTGTTTTTAATGAAAGCGCGAATTTGTGAATGTTTAAGTTCTACACCGAACCTCGTATTGAATAATGTGGTTAATTCGGGAACCAAACGACCATTAACATTATCGCGAATAAACTCTTTTTGTTCTGGAGAGTACCGGAACATCTATTAACCCTCCAGCATTCTAGGAATAGTTGTATCTGCATTCATTCTGTCATCAACGAGCTTCTTAGCTTCTAACACAAGAGTCCCGTTTGCGATAATTTGAGAGGCGACACTGGTTACAGCCTTTGCTCTATTAATTTCGTCAGCCAACTTTTCTCCGGTCATTTCTTCATCACTCAAGCGTTCAAGTTGAGCGAATAAATGGTTGTTCAGATCACCCAAAGTGTTTCGCATGTTCAACCTCCGGTTAATTTGTTTTGACTATCGCGGCAATCTAGCAGGAGTAACCTTCAATGCCCAGTCGCGGCCTTCTGTGGTGTTTAACCACTCTTCAAATTTCGCCGAATGATTAACACGTTTTACTCCAGATAGCTCCTTAAGTTCATTCAGAGGCAGCATTTTATGTCCTTGACCATGAATAGACACTTCATAAATACCTGTTGTCTTACCTTTCGACTTATAAGTTGCGTATGCACAGCATTTGATTCTGCGATCAACGACCACTTTCCAGCCACACTTGCAGCTGCGAGTAAAAACCTCATCCTCAATAATTAAGGATCCTTCGGATGGTGTTCCGCCGATTTTGTCATTTCCGCATTCAGGGCAATTGTTATATTTTTTCATTAATGCGCTTGATTCTCGAATGTCCAATTTTGCTTCCTCCTAGACTTTTTTGTCCGATGATTTACGCTTGATTCCTGGTATCGGATCGTAATATCCAGCAAGCTCAAGCTGGCGCTGCGCCTTGCGGAAAACATAATCAATGTTCTCGCCTGATCTAATGGTTCCGTCATTTTCAAGATGCTTGCAAGGAATCCAGACGTTTTGGTTTGTACCGCCAAGCGTAAAACGTCTGGCGGCACACCCTTTATAATTGCGATTGATCAGTCCGAGTCGTATCCCTTTATAAAACTGAATCTTTAGCTCCATTTATTCCCCACGGTACTCTTTAGGATTGATTCCATCTGGAACGCGCCATCCATTGCCAGCAATGCGATCAATCAAGCGCTTGGCCGAATCAAAGGCCCAGGTTCCAACGTGTTCAAATCCACGTTGCTCCAAGAAACGGATTTGCTTCGGAGTGGTCAGACCTTCTTCACGACGTTTATCCAATCGTTCGAGCAGCTTCGTAGCTTTACCAGCGTTATGAATGTCGTCAGGCATAATACCCAGCTTCTCAAGCGTCTTTATTTGTGCATCACTAGGTGGTGCCATTTCCCAACCGAACGATGGAACATAGCTTGCCAGATCCTCGGCTTGAATGCTCATTTCGAACTGCAGCGGATCCACGAGCTTACGCTTGCGGCGTTTCATCTCTTCTAGTTGCTTGGCCAATGCTTCCTCGCGCTGAGCAATGACATCTTCGGCAGCCTGTTTCTCCACCGTCTCAAGATCCAGCGGAATGCCTGCCTCTTCGATCTGCTTGGTCATGGCCTTGGCAATCTCTTCGTTCTCAGCAATCAAATGAGCCGGATGGCAGAGCTCGTGACGCTCGGTGTGCCACAAGAAATCTAGTAATAGTAATTCAGTTTTGCTAGGGAACAGTCGGGTACCACGCCCAATCATCTGGCTATATAAGCTGCGAACCTTTGTTGGCCGCAAGACCACAACACAATCCACACTAGGGCAGTCCCAGCCTTCTGTGAGCAGCATGGAATTGCACAGGACGTTATACTTCCCGCTGTCAAAGTCGGCCAGCACTTCCGCCCTATCCTGCGATTCACCATTTACTTCAGCTGCCTTGAATCCAATCTCGTTCAGGATCCGTGTAAACTTCTGTGAAGTCTTGACGAGCGGAAGGAACACGACGATTTTCCTATCCTTGGCCACTTTCCACATTTCAGCAGCAATTGAATCAAGATACGGATCCAATGCTGTGCCCAAGTCGCTACTTTTGAAGTCACCCGCCTGCTGGCCAACAGCAGATAGATCCAGCTTGAGAGGAATAGTCATGGCCTTGATTGGGCTAAGATACCCTTCCTTGATAGCCTTGGGCAGCGTATACTCATAAGCCAAACTTTCGAAGTAAGCGCCCAGGTTGCGCATGTCGCCGCGATCCGGCGTAGCCGTCACGCCCAGCACATTGGCTCCCTCGAAGTATTGCAAGACACGTTGATAACTGTCAGATATACAATGGTGCGCTTCGTCTATGATGATCGTGTCAAAAAAGTCCTTATTGAATTGCTGCAGCCGTTTTTCTCGCATCATCGTCTGCACGCTGCCAACAACAACACGGTACCAGCTGCCGATCGATGTCTGTTCAGCTTTCTCAGTTGCTGTCTTTAATCCAGTTGATTTCTCCAACTTGTCAGAAGCCTGGTCAAGCAGCTCACTCCGGTGGGCAAGGACGAGCACACGCTCGCCCAGCCTTACCCGATCCTCTATCACCTTTGAAAATACAATCGTCTTCCCGCAATTATGAGTAATTGTAAAGTCATCCAGTAAGTATCGATTGTCACCATCGACAGTTATCCCAACATAGTTTCCTGCATCCACTTTTTCAATTTGAAACCCTGTACGAAGGACATCTTTTTTCTGTTTTCTCGTTGCTGATTGTTTCTTTTTCACTCGACATGGGATGAATGAACAGTCACCACTGATTGAAACTCGATAATAAATTCCGGAAAAACCATCCTGACACCGTTTTGTTGTTTCTGTAAGATAGGCCGCCAAACCAACTGACCGACACATAAAAACCAAATCAGAAGCTAATTCATGTGATTTTGAAACAAAATCATATCCGCCTACTGTATAATGACCGTCTGTGTCCAAAAGCCCCGCAATAACTTCTAAGCGATAATCTATAGGTAAGGTTTTATATTTTTGAGGAACAAACTTATCACCTGATCCACATCTTCGTAACCCTAAATCAGATAAGACCTGATGTAGCTTTCCTCCTTTGCAGCCGACACTACCACCTTTAAAGACATACGTTGATGCTTTGCCCGCTGGTTTTTTTTCTAACCACATTCCCCAGTGCTGGGCTTCACGCTCTAACTCTTCTGCAATTTCTTCATGAGGCGTTGTTACATTTATTGAATGTTTTAGTCCACCATCACCAAGCATGACCCCAAGAATATAAGGTGATAGAGGTAACTTATTCTTTTCAGCTTCTGGGAAGCTTTTAATAGCCGAACTGCGAATCAATTTATGCAAATGTTTCTTATTGTTGCTCCATAGTTGCCATTCTTCAACTGTTACATCACATAATTCACCAGTCGTTGTATGGATCAGGGTCAGTTTATGATCAGCAGTTACGACGAAAGCTTTTCCCTTAACAGGGGTCACTCGATATAAATCAGAGTGACCTTTTTGAATATGAAGAACATTTCTAAGACCTCCGTCTGCCCCTAGCAAATGATCCCCTAGTCGAATATCTTGGACTTTAATGCTCTCACCATTTGCTAGTAATAGCTGCTCATCTTCTGCATGACATCCTGTCGGAAGGACAAGTAACGTTCGTTGAACACCCTTTTCCCACTCGCTTTGAATCGACTGACGCGCCTCCTGCTGATAGTTTCTAAGTTCCATGACGCCCTCCTAAAACTGGCCAGGCGTGAAGCCTCCACCCTGCTGGTTCGTTGGGAATGGGGCTTGATATTGCGCCTGCTGTTGAGGAGGTTGGTTATATTGTTGCTGTGGTTGTTGCTGATAGCTCTGTTGCGTTTGCTGTGGCTGGATAGCGTTTCCTTGCACTTGCTTCAAGTATTCATCGTATGGATAAAATCGTTTGACTTGATTGTTTACAAGTTCTCGGCCATCCTTCTTGTACTTGTGATGTTCGATTTGGCAACGACCTTTTGCACCAATCACAGCATTCCAGTTCATGCGCAATGGCTCGCCCTTCTTCTTCTGCCCAATCGCGCTAAAGAATGCGGACAACAGCCCTTCTGTTTTGGTGTGAAGGAAGAGGTTGTGGAAGATTGTTACATCACCATTTTGCGGGCAATGTATCTTCAATTCCAACTTAGCCTGGTTGCAGGCTGGCATCTTGTCGCTACCCGTAAAACGACCACGTTCAAACTTTGTGACTGTGAAGTTATAATCCCCTTCTGGCAAGAGAACAAAATCCCCGCCGTCCTTGACAATTTCGTCATCCCATCCAAGTTCACGTTCAATATTTTGGCTCATGTATAATTCCTCCCGTTGTTATTAATTAAATGGAATCTGATTTCTAGCTTCCTGAATCATCCCGAATACTTGAGGCCATGCCCCTACCAGTACGCCCTCAATAAAACCTGAGTCATAGTTGGCAATAGGCGTATCAACTGGATAGTATCCTTTTTGACTCACAACAATCTGAATCTCATACTCTTTCACCTGGTGTTGAATCATCAGATCCCGTAGAGACGGTGGTATATTAGGATTCAACTCGTATCCTTCGGCAACTGGCTGTTGTGCCTGTTGCGGCTGCTGCACTTCCGTCTGGATAGAGGGTTGCTGCACAGGCTGTGTCGGCGTATTTACTACAGGCGGCGGTGTCACCGGTACTGCAGACGCTGCTGCCTGTACAGAACCGGTGAAAATATGTGCAATATGTGCATAGTCCAATGGGAACTCATCCGGTAGTCCGTGACGATTTTTCGCATCCCATGCAGGGTGATGAGTAGCGTAGACCGTGCGGGCACCTCCCTGCGCCTTGTGCTTGCGACCTTTGTCATCTGCGGCAACGCTGAATGTCTTGTAATTGATAAACAGCACCATATCCGCCCATTCCTTAACCAGCGGCGCCGTTCGGGAGCTGGTCTTTTGTCCAAGTTTGAGCTGATAGCGGTCATACGACCCCATCTCGTCCGGCTGCTCAAATTTCACGATTTGGGCATGCGCAACGAGAACGACATTGATACCTGCTTCAACAACATCGCTGAGCAGATTCAGGAAACGGCCGAATTCTTCGGATACATAAACATATCCCTTTCCGTATCCAAAATCTTCGACGCCCTTTTTCCCGTGCTGGGCGCAGATACTTTCCACGCACATCATTTCAGCCCAGTCAATCGTATCGATAACCAACGTCCCGAACCTGCCAGCCTGCTGCTTCACCCAGCCGACTTGTTGATTGATCATTTCCCAACTTGAAGGCTTCTTAACACGTTGAACGTCCATCTCTGTGGTGGATCCTTCTGTATCAATAAAGATCGGATTGGGAAACTGTGCCGCTAAGCAAGATTTCCCGATCCCCTCCGGACCGTAAAGAACAACCTTCTTTGCCTTCTTTACTTTTCCGCTGATCACTTCCATTAGAATTCACCTGCTTTCCAAGTAGTCTTTGTTTCTTGATGTACAGGAGGCTGCACAATGTTCGGCTGTTCCTGGCCGACAACATAACCATCCTCGATAATGATGGAACATTCGTTGCCGGTACTGACTCGAGTCGCAATGGCTTGCAGTCCTTCTTGCTCCAACCATTGGCCAAACTCTTGAAGCGTGTCTAAATCCATTTGTTCCAATTTGTCTAATAGGATAAATCCGCAGTCTGGTTTCAGCTTGCGAACAATTGCTGTGGAAACCTGCAACTGATCCGCGCCACTCATGTTATCCCACTTCTGGCCGTTATAGATGAGCTCCCCATCCTCTACAGACAGACCAGGAAGCGGCAGATTAGCATTGGTAAGCAAGTCTGTTTTTTGCTGGCGGATCGCATTGATCTCAGCAGTCAGCTTGTCGTATTGGACGCGATAGTCACTGGCGTCCGTCTCTGCCTTGTCTTTGTCCAAGTTCGCCCGAACTTTCCGGTTGATTTCATCAATTTGCCGGATGTTGTTCTCAAGCGCCTCTGTTGATTCGTCGTGTAGATCCAAGGCATCCCTTTGAGCGATTGCTAAATCCTCCTGCAGCTGCGTGTATTTGGCTTGAGCTTCATTCAGCATTGCTGTTAAACGGTTAAGTTCGCGGCCTTGGCTCTCGAACTCCGCTTGTATCTGTACCACACGCTGCCGCTTGCGTTGATTCTCTCCATTCTTGGCCAAAATCTCCTGTTGCTGCCGAATCAGCTCCGATGCTGAAATAGGCTCCTTCGGGGCATCCGTAAAATACGGTTGTTCCTTGGCGAACTTCTCCTTTTGATCGGCAATCTGTCCAATGGCGTGGCGTCGGTTATAAATCTCCTGTTCCTGCTGCTCCAACTCGTGCAGTTGGCTTCCAACTCCAATGATGCGCAGCAGGATGTTGGCTTTCTCCTTATTGGAAGAATTCATGAATTTAGGCAAGTCAATGGCCAACTCTTCTACGAAACTATCAAGCAGCTGCTGCCCGCCTTTCTGGCCATTCGGATCAATGACCTTCAAATCGGAGTTTTTGCCTTTCCGCTCAACAATCAATCCGTTAGACATCACAATGTGCAAGTTAGGCGGGATAACGCTGCCTTCTCTTGTTGCCTGTGACGGCCGATATTTATTGCCGCCCAATCCCCACGCAATCGCATCCAGTACACTCGTTTTACCTTGTTTATTCTTACCGCCAACAATGGTGAGTCCCGAAGCAGTCGGCTCTATCTTGACGGCTTTAACCCGTTTGACATTCTCAATCTCAAGCTTGTTAATCTTGATCACTTTGTTCCCCATCCCTTTCTTTTTTCGAAGTATCGCCGAATGATAGAATCTATAGATTCAGCAGCCATTACGAAAATGACTTTCCCGTCATTCGTCTTCAATTTGCACCAAAGACGAGCGACTCCCCAAACATCTATAACTACCGCAGTTTCTCCGGACTTGAGTTTGACTTCATCGCCTTTTAAAACGATCATTAGTTGTCAAACCAGAATACAATTCGGACACTCTCAAGATCATTACCAGCTAATTCTTTAATTTTTGGGATAGACCATGTATAAAAGGAACCTACACAATCTCTGTATGACTTCTCCCATTGAACAAGTGTGTACGGTGTACTTCCAAACGAAAAATAATTATCATCTTTTGCAATGAAGCTTTCCATGTCATAGTGCGTAACGTGATCCGCACTTCCGCCACCAACTGAACGGCTCCACATAAAAGGTGAACCTTTTTCCTTAAACTCTTTGTAGTTGTTAGCGTCAACCCAGCCTTCCAACTTAATGAATTGATTCCAATCGAATTGTACTAGCTCGGTCGCAGATAAATATGAGTGGCTGTGGCCGTCACTGCCCCATTCATCTGAAATAGATTCAACCTTTTCTGTAACATCATCAGGCAAGCCTCTCGGCTCAGAAATTGCACTAATTCTATGGTTGTTACGTACACCTGCCAAAATTGAAAAGAGATTATAATTGCGACCGTCATGTAAGAAGTTGAACGTACCCGCCTCTTCCTCTTGCAAACGAGTTTCCCAATAAACTGTTGTTACTCCTCGTTCTTTGTCTTTTTGGATATATGAGCGAAGTTCCTCGATTTTTGGTTCGTTTACACCCATAACTGCACGCCAAAGCCCGTCGTCGCCTTTACGCTCTACAAACAAATGGATATCGCAACCCATATCTAGACCTCCTCTCCAACGTTCGGTTGCTCAAGGATCTGCTGTCGGCGATCAGCAATTAGATTGATGCAATCGACACAGAGTCGGCCTTGCGCCGCGTATTTTTTCAGGCTCTTTTCCTTCGATCCACAAAGGCTGCAACCTGCCCCGTGTTTCTGGAGAACGATTCGCTCTCCATCGGTAAATATTTCGATTGCATCCTTCTGTCCGATTTGCAATGTTTTACGCAGCTCCACCGGAATGACAAGACGGCCAAGATTATCAAGATTACGTACAATACCAGTTGATTTCATTGATTTCTCCTTCTGCCAGTGATACACTGGCTGTAGAATTCTTGGATTGATTAGCTCCTTGCGGCTCCTACCCCGCTTGGAGCTGTTTCTTTTTCAGCCTGCTTGCAACCATTCGAAACTGCCGCAGGTACACATCACGCGTCCGATAAGATTCTGATTCAATGGCGAGCAACAACAAGTTGATACATACCAGCAGTCGTTTCTCTCGCGACAACACATATCACCTCCTTGTTAGAATCTAAAGCCTAACTTCTCAGCCTCTACTGCAGCCCATCTAGCAAATGGATAGCGCGCTGGATCAATGCATTCACGAACGTAACGATCTGCCAGATGGTCCAGGAGACTATCATTAATAGGCATGAGACGGCCCCACTTCCTGTCCTGCAATTACAATAACCACCTTTGCCTGCTTGAGCATGTGATCTACCGAGCAGCACAGTTCAGGGCCTACTTTCCACGCTACCTGCCCGAAGAAGATTTCTTCCTGACATACGGGGCAGTGGTCAATGACTTCCTTTGTATCCATGCGGATTCCCCTTTCCTTTTTATGGCTGTAATCTATTACTCATCCCTATTACAATAGAGTTGTCCCATTGAAGGGGAGGAGGTGGAAACTATGGGTTTTGGTTTAAACAAGTTGCAAATTGAAAGCAATATCAAGCGTACGATTGACTTGCATCTGAGTGGCTTGAGTATCCCTGAAAAAGACGTCGATATACTCACAAAAGCCATTTCTAAGGTGATCGATGAAAATAACGCTGCAATCGAGAAGAGCATCAAAGAACTTCTCAAATAAGTCCTTATAAGTCGCTGCCACCACAGCGGCTTATTATTTTTCTTCTAACTTTTTGAACTTCTCATTGAACTCATCTTGAAGCATTTCAATAATGGAGTCAGCCTTATTCACCAGTCGGTCTCTTTCAGACTCCAGAGCGCTTACTCGTTTTTCTAATTCCGATACTCGTTTATTCTTAAAGAATGAAAACATAGTGGTACCTCCCTTTTTGATTTGGCTATCAAGACGAATAGAACAATTACTACCTAGCAACACTGGTCGCTCATTCTTGGCGGCCTTTTCCCTATCATCAATAAAAACAACTGCCCCAGGTTCCAGGTGAACCTGTTCATTTCCGCATTGCTTCATGTTCATATCCTCATTCCTGGGATGTGACAAGTTTTGTACACGACATTGAGATTCAGCAAGGGCAGCTTGTGAATTAGCATGAATCTGAACTCGTTCTATACAACAAGCGTTTAAATATCCCTCGACAGCATCCTGAATCTTTATAGCGCCGTCTACATCGCCAATTATGCCTTCATAGATTTCTTCACAGGTGTCGCTTATCTCATTCCATAAGGCCGTCCTTATATCCACCTTTTTAACAGGCCGTTCTACCGATGCGTATAGCCCAGCATAGATTGGCCACCCTGCCGAATCCACCTTTTCGATAATCCGTGAATACGGCGCTGGCTCGAATCTATTGCCGTTCATGACCTCGATGCGATCCGACTTGCTTAATTCAACCAGGCTGCCGTCTTCTCGCTGCAGCGATACCTTTCCTTCCTCAACAACCAATTGGCCAGTTATGACCTCCTGCTTTTTCTGAGACGCCATCCAACCTTGCATTGCTGAGTTCATTCGATCTCTGTTCATGCCGCTTCGCTTCCCCTTTCTATTAAGCATGCTTCTCATAAATTGTCTTACTTACTGATAGATCAAGTTTGAAGTGATCCACCATGGACATTAGACTCACCGTATCCTCTAGGATCGGCTGCCGAGCTACCAACATGTCAGGAGTCATCTGGTTCTTTTTCAGCATCTTCGGATGACCAAACTTAGACGATACTGCCTTGTCTGCTATGGTGTTGGCTTTGATAAAGTCTCGTCTAACCGGTTGCCGCAAAGAACCACTTAGATTACGCATTGCTTCTCGCTGGTGATCCTTGTCCAACATGCGGAAGATTTGGAACCCTTCCAAACCAGTGGATTGGCGGAGCGCTTTAATGATGTCGAATACCCAATCCTGAAAAGCTTCAGCTTCCTTCTTCTTGCTTTTGAACACGAGCTTGTAAATCGACTTTTCGTTGATGATATTCATGTCAATTTCTTGCATCGCAGGCGAACCGTCACGCTTCTCGCCAGTCTTTACCCCTACCTTACTTGTAGTAACCCCGTCCTTAAGTCCGCTAAGAGCTCTTGTTACTTGCTTAAGCCCTAAAGCTTTTGTCACATCGGCAGCCACTGCCCACCAGTCATTAGGTTCCTTTTCGATAAACCGGATATCACAACCGTTCCAGTTCTCTACACGAATGTTCATGCTGGTTTATCTCCTTCCCACGATTTCTCTCCATTCCTTTCAAGTGATTCGATCCACTCCAAGAATGCCTCTTTTCGAATGCGCCGACTGTTCCGTTTCAATACTCGCGAATTGACTAATCATTCCGGTTCCCTCCTGCTGGCAAGCAAGCGGCGCTATTCCAGCCCTCAAGCATTGCCAGTCGTTCGATTGTCTCTTGCTTCTTTCGCTCTGCGTTTACACTACCTGACGAAGCCGAAACCTCGGCAATCGTAGGCGGATATTTTGAATTTTGAATATGGTTAGTAAGGTTATTGATAGCTACATCAAAACGAACGTTGCGCATCATCATTTCCCAAAGCTTGATATATTCATCCGTTAGGGTTACCGTCGGGTACGCCGTTGAGAGCAAGGAAAGGATTTGAAGTGTCTCCTTCGGACTCATTCTGTACCTCCTCCATTCTGCGCCGTAATAAATCTTTGTTGGCATCTGTCCGGTTCGCTGTATTTGAACTAGGCTTTCGCTTCATCTGCAAGCCAAGTTCCGTGTATTTCTCCCTGAGCTTCTTGGGGCTTAGAACAACAGAACTCCAAAATGAATTTGTTGTACACCAGTCGATAACGGTTTGAAGCTCCTTGGTATCACGTTTATCTAATTCGATTATCTTTCTGAAATCATCCGACCAATTTTGCATATTGGGTTTTCTTATCAAATGAGCAACCTTGTTTGCTTCTGCATGCTCCATCACTTTCCGATGAAAATATAATGCCATTTGAAAGTAGACATTTCCCTCATCATATTTTTGATGAGATAAGGTATTATCTTTTTCTATATCTATATCTATATCTATATCTGTTGCGTGACTGTCACGATTTGTCACGTCTGATTCTGTGACTTGTCCCGTGACTGTCACGTGACTATTTCCACTCTCTTGAAGAAGTAGCGCGCGTTGCTTTTCACGTTGCTTCCTCTTTCGATTCCGGTCTAGCTCTCTAATGCGCTCCATACCGTCAACATTTTGGTGTTTCTCCCAACTAGATAAGTAAACCCGACCATCTTCCCAAATCTCGATCATTCCGTATTGTTTGAACAGATTGAACGCAGCCCTTACGGTTGTGATTGGTCTGTTCATCAATGAAATGAGTTGGTCTTCTGTATAAGGAATGGTGTCGGTAAGCATGATTGAACCGCCAGCGTTAGACTTTCCAGCCATAGTAAGGAGCTTTAGCCAAATAACGATGAGCGTATCTGCTTCTGGAAGGGTTTCTATAACCTCTATTTTCTTGTTGTCAAATAACCCGACACTTAACTTAATCCACTTGATTTCTGACACGTGATTTCTCCCTCCTATTGCAAAGGAGCAAAATTTTGTATACAATTGCCGTAACTTTTGTTTTCAAGCTGACCCTCTGCAAAGGGTCTTTTTTCTTTCTTCTCGCAGATATTGCGAACGATGATTGCATGTTGCAGCGGACTACGGTAGAACCATAGGCGAGCAAGTTCGGGTAAAGTCATGACTCTTTACCGTTGATGTATCCAACAGTTAAAATCTGTTCGCCGCCGCCCAATACTTTAGCATTCTTGATAACTCTACCTTCCTCAATCAGTTGCTTCATGTAGTCTAGTTCTTCATAAAAATTTGGCGATATTACATTCAATTTGATTACTTTGTCTTCAAATTCACCGCAGGTACCATCGTAATCTTTCGCCAACTCAACGCCTTCTTGGGGCAATTCTGTGCTGTTGAACCATGCAGCATATTTGTCGCTCATAATAGCAATTAAAATCTGACAGTCGGTTACTTTTTTTGCGAATGAGTGTGAAGCAAGGTCAAATGCAAATTCACATCCGCCCAGATGAATGACTACCGTATCCCCTTCATCTCCACCTTGGATGTATTCTGTAGTTACAGATTCCTGCGCAATTCCGATTAAAGGTTGACAAAAGTTGTCCATATTTAATTCCAGACTGCACTTTGCATTGTGCTGTTTCATTACCTCAAACAAGTGCATAATTTCGCTGGCATTTGATTCTTCCAATTGGATAGTTGACATATGAAAGCCTCCTTCTTTTTTTGTTAAATATAGTCCTTAGGATCGAACGACTTTGCGAACTCAATAGCATTTTCAAAGTCAATCCTCTTGATATGGATATACTTACTCACACCGAAATGTTTGTTCATTTTTCGCCATATCAATTTCCGGTACTTACCTACATATTGCGTGAATTGTGATTCTTCGACGCCAGGAGTCATCTTGGTAAGTTCAATGGAACGACTAACAGTTGCCTGAAATAATTCATCGATCTCAGACGGAAGCAGTCTGTTCTCGTCACGGATTTCCTTTGCCAAAACTTCAACTTTCGCCGCTGTCTCCAAAACATTTGCCTCAACCTTTTTCATCTGAGACAACATCATTTGCATTGCGGTTCCTTGTTCTTGTTGCCGTGCAAGCGAGCTTTCCAAAAACGAATAGACATCATTGTTACTTTGTACCAAAGCATTATTCATGCAAATTACCTCCCATTATCCGGCCGTTCAGCGCCGCCTTTATTTGAGTTGTGAAATTCTCCAGCATCTCAATGCTTTCGAACATCATTTCTTTTACTGTAGGTTCTGCCTTGGCTAACGCCCCTTGCATATACCCTGTTATAGCTGCCTTTTCAAGCAAGCGTGTGATGTGTACGCGAAGTTCCAAAACGTTGTAATCGGCCTCGTGTTGCAGCTTCTGACGCTGACGCTTTGCCTCTTCTTCGTCGAATTCAACAGTGTCACGAGCAATGTATCTTCGAAGTTCTTCCTTTGCTTCCTTATGACATTGGCTCAGTAGCCGAATCTGTTCTTCCTGATTGTGTAATTTCTGTTGAATCTCATCTGGAACGGTTTCTACCGTCTTTTCAATGACCTTCGGTGGCTTGCTGCGCTCCGCTTGTAGTTCCCTTTCAAGCTTACGCTTGGTGTCTTCGGCTGCTTTGAGAGCTGCTTTTACTTCCCTAAGCTCTCGAACTGTCATTTCGTCAACAGTCTTTGTCTCACCAGATGAAGGTACGATATGTTTTTGAATAATGAACTCCGATCGGTCGATTGATTCAGGCAATGAAAGCATTTCGAAGATCTTACCTGTTGGTAAATGCGCAGACGTTGTCGTATTTCCAAACTGTGTATAGGCTGCGATCATTCGTTGTGCTGTTCTCGGCTCTATTTCTATAGATTTAAGCCAATCAAGAAACTGACCGTGCACCAAGTTATTTTCTTTAACATGTTTCAATCGCCTTCCAATTTCAAACATCGCTTGTCCTGCTGTTTGCTTGAAAGTGTTTATCTCTGCTGTAATAACCGTTATATCCGTTGATAGTACGATATCGTTCATGATTTCCTCCCTCCCTCGTAATCCGCTGTCGGTATGGTCGACTGCGGTTTCTTGTATCACTATCCATCAAAAGGATGGCGGATTAACCGCGTTACAGAGTAGATACCTATCATGACGATTCCTCCATCAATCGTTGCTCGTATTCGAGTAGCCATTCTCGACGAATACGATGTTCTTGACCCTCCTTATAGCTGCGAATCTCTCCAGATTTAATCCGGCGTCTAATTGTCTTTGTTGATCGTTGGAAATATTCCGCTGCGTCTTTAATGGTAAGAACTGGTGGTAGTGTGATAATTTGAAGCTCATTCATTTCTATACCTCACTTTCCATCCCAAGCATTTTAGAAATTGCTGGTTTTTGTTTTTCCCCCTTTCTGGTACCTTTGAAGATTTCTGAGACATAGGTAACGGAGACGCCTAACTCCCTTGCAATGTGAACCATCTTAATGTTTTTTTGGAGCATGATCTTTCTGGCTTCTGCTCCAAACTCAGTGTAATGAGACATTTTTCCATTTCCTCCTCCTAAAGACTGTAAAAACAACAGCTTAATTGTTGACAATCGTCTGAAAATATTCTAATATCAGTAAAGAAGGCATAATCAAATAAAGGTCGTTGGGGAACGATTTTTTTAAATGGGTCATATACCCTCTGTTTTTTTGTTGCCTTTTTTGCCAAGAATTAAGCTGTTGACTGTAGTTTATCTGATTATTTTCAGAGTGTCAATGCTTATTCTGATTATTTTCTAATGATTTTATATAGGAGGGGTATCTACCTTGTTAGAAGTAATTCAGAATCTATGTAAAGACAGGGATATTTCCATCTTTAAACTTGAAAAAGAATTGGGATTTGGGAATGGAACAATTTACAAATGGGAGAAGAGTTCACCCGCTGTAGATAAGTTGAAAAAAGTAGCTGATTATTTTGGTGTGACAGTAGACTACATCTTAGCAGCAGAATCAATAAAGAAATTACCAAAGTTTTTAAAACCAGTAAGTCAACTTGAAAGTGAATTCGCAAGGTATGGGTTGCGTGTAGATATCGATGATGGTCCTTTTTTCAAAACAGTTCTAATCAGCCATAATGTCTACGGAGAGATAGCCAATATGTCCGTTGCAGAATTTCATGAAAACGGTGAGTTTTTGCTCAGTGATTTGATAAAGGAATTTGAGTTGAAGTATGAACCTGAGACCATCGCCGCCCACCATGATGGGGAAGGATGGACTGAGGTAGAATTGGAGACAATCAGAAAATTTAAAGAATTCGTAAAATCCCAACGTAAATCGCAGGAGTGATTGCATGCATGTTATATGACAAACTTCTCAGTGAAACTAAAGCAAAAGTTTATGAAGTGGACATGCCACTCACTATAAAAGGACTTTATTCGGACGGAAACATTTGGATTAACAAACACATTGAAACAAGAGCTGAAAAAGTATGTGTGCTTGCTGAAGAAAACGGACACGATTACACATCCTTTGGTGACATTTTGAATCTGCAGGACTCAGTTATGAACCAAAAACAAGAACTGCTGGCTAGGCAATGGGGATATGAATACTTAATCCCGTTAGATTCCTTTATAAAGGCGCATCAAGCAGGCGTAAGAACTAGGTATGAATTAGCTGAATTCTTAGGGATTACTGAGGAATATTTGATGGCTTCTATAGAGCGCTACCACCAGCGCTATGGACTATACGTTGACTTAGGGGATCATTTTTTACACTTTGATCCCCTCGATATCACATACTGCTTTAGGGCAGTTGATTGACACTTATGCGCTTGCCAGCCGTAAGGCTGTTTATTATACACATTAAACAGAACGTACGTTCTTTATGGAGGGAATGAGATGGAAAAAAAGGCGCCAAAAAAAAGAAGCTCCCGCCTGGTGTCCGAGAACGGGACGGTCGATATACTTATCGATACAGCGTCCCTGTTATTGTGGATGGGAAAAAGAAACGGAAGCAAAAAGAAACGGAAGCATATCCAACAGCCCAAGAAGCGTATGAGGCTGGGATATTAATAAAAGCGGATCAACTGCGCGGTAAGTTTGTCGACCAAAAGGATATAACTCTTGGGAGTTGGGGGAAACAATGGTTAGGAAATTATACCATCGAAAAAGAGCCGGCTATTCACACAATTCGGAGCAAGGAGAATGTTATACAAGCGTTAAAAAAAGGCCTTGGTGAGAATACGAAGATGAAAGATATAACCAACGATGATTACCAACAATGGTTAAAACTCCCTCAAACAAAAAAAGAGCAAAGATGGAACGATAAAAAAGAGGAAAGAAGGAACGTTAAAAGAGTATCATGCTATTGCACGTATGATATTCCGCGATGCTTTCCGAAAAAAATAATCGTTGTTGACCCAACAGAAGAGGCAAGAGTCCCGGCATTTAGACAGACGCTTGAAGAAATTGAGAACGGAGGGAATGATCTACCGAAATACTTAGAAAAAAACAGTTGA